GCTTTGGGGCTGGACGAAGCCCCTTCATTGAAGGGACCCGTCCATGACAACGGTCTTTTTCTTGTCTATTCGATTCGCCTTTTGTTTCTCTTTGATTCCCCGTCTTCCGTCGGTTGTCCAGGCCGACATGCATAGTATATCATCTTCCCCGATCGCTGTCAACTTTTGAAGCAAGTTGACAGGACCCGACGATTACAGCCGCACATGGCGCAACGATCAGGAACGTTATCATGGCCTTTCCCCGGTCCCGGGTCAGTTCCCAGTACAGCCATGCGGCGGCGGACGAAACAAGGATCGTAATGACAAGGTTTGCGATCAGCTTCGCTTTCATTCTCTCATTCCTTCCATAAGTCGCTCGAATTCCATGCGCTTGCGGGTCAGATCGGATCCGACGGCAAACGCAAGGATCGCAAGGTTCGCGATCTGTTGTGGATCCAGGCGGAACTTTGGGGAAGCCGCAACCGCATAGGTCCATGCGGCGATTTCTTCGGCTTCCCCCCGGAATTCCTTTAGGACGTCTTCCAGCCGGGTTTCGGAAAAGCGTCTGAAGAAGTCCGGATCAAGCTTCGGCATAGTGATCCCAGTCGACTTGTTCGCCCAAGTCTTCGACCCAGTCGTCTTCCCCGAACGGGTCCAGGCGGGCGATTTCGTCTTCCATGCGGTCGACCCAGCATGTGCATTCCGCGGGCGGCGGCATTCCTTCGGCGTCCAGGTTCCAGCCGCAACGGAAGCATTCGTCCCCTTCAGGGGAAACGGCAACGGACCCGCAACGGGGACAGCGACCCTTTTCGGCGCATTCCGGACAGGGATCACAGTCGGTCAGCTTTCCGGGCGCAAGGGAAACCCCGGCTGGGCTGGGATCGTAAGAATAGCAGAACTGACCCCAACCTTCACAGTGTTCACAGTGATCGGGCCATGCGATCGCGTAAGCTTCGCGCAAGGCTTCCCGGCGTTCCAGTTCGGCTTTGCATTCCAGCGAGTGATTCACGGCGCTTCCTTTCTAGGATAGCAAGGCGTATCCATGAAACAGGTCCCAGACAACGGGGACGCTGAAATCTGATCCGTCTTCGGTTGTGACAATGACAAGGCATTCGACCCGATGGGGATTCAGGACCCGAACAAGCTTCCATTCGGTCGCGGTTACGTTCATGCCGGACTGTTCCCGGATCCCCTGTCCGGCGAAGCTTCGCATTTCCGCAACGGCGCGGCGGGCGTCCAGGTCCGGGCTTGACTTTGTGTCCCCGCGACCCAGGGTCATGTCCCTGTCCCTTCGACTATGATCGCGGACGAAAAGTCCGACAGGAAACAGCCGTCCGCCATGCGTTCGTGAATCACATTGACCCGGGCTTCGGCGTCTTCCAGCTTCAGCCCCTTACCGATCAGAACCTGGATAGCGGCGCGCGATCCGTGATACAGAAGGATTTCCGCCAGTCCCCGTTCGGAAAGCGGCGGGCTGGGCGGTCGCGGTAATCGCGCGTTACAGAATGGACAGGAATCGATCGCGCTTGTCAGCCCGGGACCGAAACGAAGGACAACCCGTCCCGGTGTGACGTCCTGATTACATTCCGGACAGTGAACTTCCTTCAGCTTGACAGCCATTTTCACAACCTTTCTAGTAGGATTCCCCGGTCATGGTTCGCCCACAACCCGGGCATACCGATCGACCGTCCAGGTCATATCTTCCGCAAGTCGGGCATGGGCGGACCATTTCCCGGCGGGCGCGTTCTTCGGCGGCTTCCATAGGACAGCGATCGTCCGGTCCGGCGTTACAACCGAATTTCGAATTGAACTTACAACCCGAACAGCCCATTTTCACAACCTTTCTGGGGACCCTTGCGGGTCCCCTTTCTTCAGCGGACCCAGGTTCCGCGGACCAACAAAGCCCGACAGTTCGGGCATTGAAAGGCCCCAACCCCGGGTCGATAGTAAGCGGTCCCCCCGCAAAGGCCACATGTGCGGGTCCCGGCGTCTTCGGCGTCCTGGGCTTCCAGGCGCGCTAACGCGCGTTCCCCCGGGTCCGGTTCGGTCGAATGAAGGTTATTCCAGCGTTTCGCCCATGGGTTATTCATGACTTCAGTCCTTTCAGCGGCTTACCGGGCAAAAGTTGAACTGTCTGATCCAGCTTTTCAGCGGGCGAACGATTTCGCCGTCTTTGAAGAACCCCCCGAAGTCCCGATACGTTTGTTCCCCCCAGGTCGACGATCGCGGCTTTCGGTCATGAACCTGGAACCGGGCTTCCCCGAAGGTTACGAAATAGGTCACGATCTTCCCCGGATTGTCCCGGCTGATTTCCCGGGCGGCGGCTTCCAGTTCTTTTATATTCTTTACGTCCGGGCGCGCGATCTGCTTCGGCATTTCCTGAATCCCTTCCTGGGGACCCTTGCGGGTCCCCCTTTCGAATTCTAGCGGTCCCAGTCGACGACGCGTTCGCCGTGAACGACGACGATGTCGCCGATGTGATACGGATAGGGGATTTCAAGGCCGATGACCTTGACTTGAACGTCGTTCCCGGGCATAACCCGAAGGACCCGGGCGCAAGCTTTCACGAATCCCCGTCCGGTCGCAAGTTCGACCGTGACAAGGTCCCCAGCCTGAAGGTCTTCCCGATTCCGGACTTCTGTCTTCCCCATTTTCGGACCCCTTTCCGGGCTTTCGCCCCTATGAATCCCCCCAGCCACGTCCTTATTATAGCATAGTTCTAGACACTTGTCAAGGGGGATTCACATGACTTTCACGTAAAAGGGGGACCCTTTCGGGTCCCCCTGGGGGACTTCAGTGTTTCCAGCCCCCGATTTCGACCCGCCAAATGGATCCGGCGGCTTGAAATATGATATATCCATGCATTTGAAGGTGAACCAGGATCCGGAAAATCTTGTTGATATCGTCGTTCGTGCTATGCTTGTTCCCGGCTTCCCAGACGTCGAACGTCCGCCAGCGGCGATCGGCGGTTATGCTATAGCCCGAACGGTCGCGGACGATCGGTTCGACCATTTTCCAAAGGGCTTCGGTTGGCATACAGTGAACGAAGTCAAAGTCCCCGTATGGCTTGAAGTACAGGCGATCCGGCGATTCGATCCAGGTTTCCGGGACCTTGACAAGTTCGTCCCCGCGGGCTTCGTATCGGGTTATGTTCCGTCCCCAGTCCAGGACGTTCCAGGCGATCGCCCATTCCTGAACCTGTTTCGAATAGCGGCGGCGATCGATCGGGCGAATCGAACCCATGGCGCGCTTTTCCAGAAGGCGAACGATCTGTTCGATTTCGCCGTCTGTGAAATTGTAAACTGAAAATCTGTTTCCGGTTTGCATCGGGCTTCCTTTCGACTGTATCCCCCCGGACAACTACAGTATAGCATATTGCTATGACTTTGTCAAGGGGGATTCACGAAAGGTTCACGAATCGAATTCGTGAAAGACGACGTCCCGAATGCCCCGGGAAAGTTCCCCGGAATCGATCAGCTTCTGGACGTCTTTGATCAGGTTGTGAAGGGTCCATGCCATGTCTTCGAATCCGGCTGAACAGTCGCGACAGTGATTCGGCGCAAGTGTTCCCCCACAAAGGGGACAGGGGGGAAGCAAGTTCGCGTTTGGGTCCGGTTTCTTGACGTCGGGAAGTTCTGGCGGCGCGTCGTCTTTCGGGTTGTATTTCGTCTTTGCGGCGATCAAGTCGGCGTCGTTTCGCGCGTCCTTCGGATCGGCCCAGTCTAGTTCAACCTGTTCCGGAAGGGACAAAGCCGCGACCTTTTCGTTCGCGCGGACGAAATGATAGAAGACATTCGACGAACCCAGAAGGGGGACTTCGATCGCGGTTCCGATCAGTTCTTCCCCGGCGCGCTGTCTTTCGATCAGGGAAAGGTAAAAGTCCTGTTTTTCCGGGTCCAGGTTGGCAACATGCTTATGGTAAGTCCATTTTATGACCGACGGGTCCCGGCGAACCCATTTCGGGACATGCTTCGCGACATGCTTGTATTTCGTTACAGCGTCGTATTCATGCCCAGTGAATTCCATGGCGTTCGCATGTTCGTCCCCGAAGGCTTCGCCCATGATCATCCAGTCCCCGACGACCCAGGGCATGGTTTCGATCATTCGCATAAGGGACTGTCCGAATGCTTCCCATTCTTCCAGGCTGGGCGGGCGATCGGCTTCCAACCCGATCGGCGTGATATGAAACGGGTTTTCAACCTCTTCGGACTTGTCGAACTGGGCTTCCAGGGACTGAAGTTCGACGGCTTCGGTTGCGGTCAGTGGTTCCATGTAAGGGCTTCCTTTGACAACAGGTCTTCGACGGCGATATAGAATTCCAGCCAGCTTGACGCGACAATGTATCGGTTGCTATAGCAGAACAGCGGGCGGTTCATTTCGAACCATTCCATTTGTGATTCGGTTCGCTTCCCCGTTGGGGACTTGGCTTCGAACCAAATGAGGATCGGCGTGGATCGTCCGTCATGGGCTGGGACCCCGAACAGAAGATCCGGGACCCCAGTCAGTCCGGACGGCATGCGGCGGCGGTCGCTAAAGTCGGCGACAACGATCCAGCCGCAACGTTCGACAACGGTTTCTTTCACGAATGCGCGGAATTCAGCCTCAGTCATCTTCCAGCCCCAGGTTTTCTTTCAGCGCGCGAAGCGTTTCATGGTCTTGCCATTTGTGGCAACGTTCCGCGAATTCCGTCAACAGCCGACAACAGCCGTCCAGATCCAGTTCTTCGAAGGCTTCGAATTCGGGACACATGCCGGGACAGGTCGACCCGCCATGACGAAGGCAAACCCAGCCGTTTATGATCGACTTACAGTTCGGCGGTTCTTTGTGCATGTCCGCGACGAAAGCCGCCATGTTCGCTTGCTGTTCCCGGATCCGGGTTTCGATTTCTTCATGGGTTGGCGCTGGGATTTCGTCAAGGGCTTTCTTCAGGGCTTCCCAGTCCCCTTGATCGAATTCGATCTTGACGTCGACGTCGATATACTGGGCATTTACTTCTTTTCGCGCGTCTTCGATCGGGACAAGATACGACTTCTGTTCTTCCCTGTCGACAACGATCGCATGGGTCGCGAAGTTGTCGGACGTCCCGATCGCTTCCTTATGGACCTTCGACAGTCGACAGGCGCGTTTCAGGGCGCTTTCGTTTCTCGGGTCCGCCAACAGGAACAAAAAGCTTTGCCAGTCGGCCCCGCATACGGAAACAAGCCCGTCTTCGAAAACGGTTTCGTCCCCGGCGGGCGTCCAGTACAGCATGACAAGCCTGGACGATCCTTCATATCCCAGGGCTTTCCAAAAACTGACAGGGACCCTAAACCCGGGCATTCGGACGGCGTTCTTCATGACGCTTCCTTTCTGGCGGTCAGCCAAAGAATGAACGGAACGGTTACGATCGCGGCGATTACCATGAAGGTCATTCGCGCGGCTGGGTCCTGAATGTTCAGGATATCCATGGTCGCGGATATGATGATCCCCATGGCGAAGGTTGCGGCGATCCCGGCGATTCCAAGTCGTGCTATTGCGTTTTTCATGCTGTTCCCTTTCTAGAATGGAATGCTGTTGTCTTCGACGAATCCGGCGGGCTGAAGCGGCGAATGTTCGTAAACGGCGATTTCAAGGGCATGGTCCCCGGAACAGATCGGGCAAAGCTTCCGGCTTTCCCCCCGGGACTTTAGAACGAATTCCAGGGACTGATCGACATTGTCCCATGTGCGGGCGATTTCGAACGTGATCCCCTGGGCTTCGGCGGCGGCGGTCAGCGCGGATCCATGACCATTCAAATGCTGGGCGAATCGCGCGTCGACCGGGCGTTCCGTAAATCCGATGTAATGCCGACAATGCTTGTATGGACGGCTGAAGTGTAGAAGGTAAACCGTCCCCGGCTTGTCAGCCCAGTTTATGTCAGCCTTGCGGAATTTCGACGGCATTGTCTGACCCTTTCGTCTTATGAACGATCATGTCCGGGCGGACCCAGGACCCGATCGTTCTAGTCTCTTCGACCGTGTAAACCCCAAAGCCCAACAATTCCGGATCCCAGTAAACGACGCAAGGGACCCCGCGGGCTTCGGCTTCCTGGACGGCTTCGCGAAAGGTCGCGGAAACAAGCTGGGTCATGATCGCCGAACCTGTTCAGCGATCGCGACCGTCTTCCCCGCATAGGTCAGCATGTGGACCTTGCGTTCGGCGACTTCCATGGGGAATCCGACGACCCGGGTCCCCATATAATCGCGAATCGGGCATTCCAGCCAGCGGGCGACCTTTTCGGCGTCTTCAGCGAAGGTTTCCAGGAAGCGACCGTCCGAAACGAACAGGACGTCGGACCGGACATTTACGCGAACCTGAAGCCATTGTTCCAAAGCTTTCATGCTAGTATCGGACCCTTTCTTCCGTCCCGGGCGAATCTTCCCATTCGTAAAAGTCGATTTCTTCCCCGGCTTCGTTCAGGACGGCGATCCCGTAATGGCATGTTTCAAGCGTAAAGTCGATCGACGGGAATCTTCGGCGGGCTTCCTGTTCGACGTATCGGAAGAAATCGTTCATGCCCAGACGTCCCGATCGTCGGAAAGTTCGGGTCCGTTTACCGCAAAGGCCCCGGCGCTTGTCTGTCGAACATAGCAAAGCCGGAAATGCGGCTTCCCGAACATGGCGGGCCATTCCGCGGAAATCCAGGAAACATGCGGGCGAAAATTCGGCTCGGACGTATCGCCGAACTGTCGAAAGTCGACCGGGCGAATCGTCGGATCCGCGTATCCCCGGACCCGGACCCCCAGGACGAACAGCCCGTTCGGAAGCCGATCCAGGGCTTCGCGAACCTGGGCGCGGATCTGTTCCTTCTGTTCCTTCGTGGCTTCGGGTGGATAGACAAGCATTTCGTTTCCTTTCCGGGCTGTCCCCATTGTATCATAGGGGACAGCCCCTGTCAATTTCCCCTGGGGGAAGATTACAATTCGACCTTTTCCCCGTTCTCTTCGACCCAGTCGGCGGACAGTTCAAGCGTATCTTCCCCCCCGGTCATCATATAGAACTGAATCCGGCTGAAGGTGTCGAATGCGGCGTCGTGAAACGTGAAGTCGTGAACCTGTTCCGGCGTCCAGGTTTCCCGAATCGCTTCCTGGGCGGCTTTCATGCGGTCCCATTGATCCTTCTGGGTTTCTTCTGAACACTGGCTGATTACGAATGCGGCTGAACGGGCGGCGGCTTTCGCGTCGACCCCTTCCCGGTCCTGTTCCGTAAAGCTTACGGCGATTGAAACGATTTCCTGGACCCAGGCGATCGCGACCCGGTCATAACCCTGTTTCGCGGCTTCGTATGCCCTTGCTGTCAAGCTTTTGTAGTCCATTTTCAGTCCCTTTCTTTGTCTGAATTCCCCCGCGCGACAACTACAGTATAGCATAGTTCTAGAATCTTGTCAAGGGGGATTCACGTCAATTTCACGTAAAGGGGGGACGAATCCGAAGATTCGTCCCCCTGGGGGGAATTCAGGAAAAGATCGGAAGCTTGCGGCGTTCGCAAGTCGGGCAAAGCGTACAACCTTCGGGGATTTCGTCGACGCGGACCCAGCCCGGGTCCCGGGTTGCCTGTCCCCCGCAAAGGGACTTGGGGAAGGGGAACGGGCGGCGATCGAAGTTGTCCTTCGTGATCAAGTGAACCTTCGATCCGGTCGCGGTCTTGACGTAATAGTATCCTTCCATGGACCCGTCCTTTCTATAGGGCATGTTCGTCCCCGGCGCATTGTTCACAAAAGCTTTCTGGATATGCGACGAACGATTCAGCCGTTTTCCGGGTCCTATGGTTACAAAGGGACCCATGGACCGTGCAAAGCGTTACCCAGCGTCCCCCGGCTGAATCAAAGACGCATTCGGGCGCGGACGTATCGATCAAGGCGACCCGGGTCCCGGTCCGGCGATTCTTTCGAATGTAAACGATCCCGTCTTCGGTCATGACAGTCCGTCCAGGCGGGCATAAAACGGGCGATTCAGTTCGGTCATGCGGTCCTTCAGTTCGACGATATCGCTTCGGGGACCGACACAAACAAGCTGTCGAACTTCAGTGAACAGCCCTTCCGGATATGCGACAGGCGTCGAATACTTTAGTCGGATTCGATATAGCCCGTAAACGGATCCCTTTGGCGCGGCGTCCCATTTCGGCTTCATTCGGATTCTTCCCTTCGTTCGGAAAACGCGCGGCTGATCGCGGCTTTCTTCCGGCTGTCCGCGGGCTTGATCGTTCCGTCTTCCAGCAAAAAGAACTGTCTTCCGTACACTTCACCTTCAGTCCAGGCGTTGAATTCTTCGGCGATTCCGAACCGGGCGAAGGCTTCCAGGAACCGGGCGCGGCGTCGTTCGGGTAAATGCCCAGTCGTCGTCTTCCCGGTCCGAAACAGCTTCCCGTCATGCATGAAGGTTTGCGGAATCGCGGCGGCATTCCCCAGCCGATCGATCCGGTTTTCCTGTTCCTGGACGATTTCGCGTCCCCTTTCGATCGCATCGTCCCAACCCGGGCGTCCTTCGGAAAATAGTTCCATGCCGCGAACTAGCGTTTCGATAAGGCGAACAGGAACCGAAACCTTGCGGGCTTCCCAGGCTTTCCATTGAAGATCGTTCCAGTCCTTCACGTTGTTCCCCTTTCAGTCTCTGATCGCATAGGCGATCCATTCCGGATCCGAATCCCAGCGCGCGGACAGGCGGCGGGCTTTGCGCGGGTCATGCCGGACCAACAGGACGCGACCTAGGAACTTGACTTCCCCGATCCAGTCGCATCGTTCGCGGCGGACATTCCAGACGGTCCGGTTCAGCGTCCGCGACCCGTTCGATTCCCGGTTGAATTGCCAGAAAGCGACGTCCCCAGTAATCAGGACCCTTTGTTCCGACAGGCGGTCGACGTCTTCGACTTCCAGCCGGACCCATTCCCCGGCGTCTTCCCGGGTAAACTGTCGACAATGGCGAAGATGGTTTCGGGCGGAATCGCTGTTCAGGTATTCCCCGACGATTTCTTGATTCGTTCGAACCCGATACAACTTCATTTCTGGGTCCTTTCTGGGGGACCCTTGCGGGTCCCCCTTTGGGGTTCTAGTATCCCTGGGCTTTCCGGCGGGCGATTTCGGCTTCCGCGACCTTCGCGGCTTCCTGGGCGATTTCGCGAACCCGACAATGTTTGCACTTGCGGCAACGCTGAACCTTGCAAGGCAAGTGTTCGGCGGCGACGGCGCCTTCGATATATTCGCGCATCTTCCAGACGACCATGTCCTGGACCCCGGCGGCTTTCGCGGCGACTTCTAGTCCCCACTCCATGCCCCGGTTGAAGTCCATTGTCGAACTGTGAACGGCGCGCGATTCCTTCGCCGTCAACCCGTAAATGGACATTTCCGCCAGCTTTGCTAGAACTTCCGCGCGTTCTTTCTTGTTCAGCATTTTCATTCCCTTTCTTGTTTGTCCCCCCGAATCCGTCCGCGTACAGCTATAGTATAGCATAGTTCTAGAATCTTGTCAAGGGGCATTCACGTCAATTTCACGGATCTTTTGAAATTGAACAATTCCCGGGACAAGTACAATTTGAGGGTCCGGAATTGTACTTGCTTTGAAAACTTGACGACGGGTCCCGGGCATGATATACTGAAGTCGCATCGGGGATCTTTCGGGCGGATCCCTTGTGAACTCTCCTAAAGGGGACCCGGGTTCCGGTCCCGGGTCCCCCCACCAAAGAAAAGAAAGGGTCCCCCTGTCGGCGAAGGTATCGTCATGGTTTCCATGGCGGAAGTAAACCGACAAGCGGGGACCCTTCACTTATGAAAGGAACTGAACATGACAAAGCATGTTGAAAAACTCGGGACAAGGCGAATTCAGCCCGAACCCCCCAACAGCCCAGCCAAAGGGGAACAGATCGAAATCAAGTCGTTTATGGCTGAAGGTCGATCCTGGGTTGGAATTCAGCTTGACAGCCCGACAAGCTTCATGATCTTTACCCCAGAACAGTCGCGGCGGATCGCGATCGCCCTTCGCAAGCATGCGGACCGGGCGGACAAGCTATTCCCCCAGGGGAAAAGAAAGCGGCGGAAGCGTCGACCGTGAACATTTACAATGCTGTTATGGACGCAAGGGAAGGGAACCCATGCCCAGGCGAAACGGCAAGATCAGGGACTTTGAAAGGCGGCATACAAACAATGATGGGCGGCGACAGATTCGAAATGGGAAAACCGTGAAGGACTGTCGGCGTATCGCGCGAAGACTGAACGTTCCCTTTGTCGAAGGTTGCGGCTGGATTTCGACCGCGGGGAAGCGTTTCCGAAGAAAGGGAAGATAATGTTTTACGAAGCGGACGTGCATGGGGAAGACGTTTGCGTCGTTTCCCCGGACGGCGAACGAATCGTCTTTCATGACGAATGGAAGCCGGACGCGATCGCGGTTTGTCGGATCCCGATCGACGTTTCCGGGCTGAAGATTCAGCTTCTGGATCTTGTCGAACATGCGGCGATCGTTGCCAGTCGGCTGTATGAAGACGGACCCGAACTTCGAACGGGTCCGGTCGCGCTGGGCGGGCTGACAAAGACAAAGGTCGCGAATGCCATGCTGGAAGCCGGGATCCCGGAAGGCGTCTGGAAGATCGCGACGTCGGAACCGGAAGGGGAATCATGAAGACGTCCAGGCGGAACTTCCTGAAATCGGTTCTGGCGCTTGCGGTTACGGGGACGGTTCAGCCCAAGAAACTATGGACGGGCTGGGGACCCAGCCCCGTTTACGGCGCGATTCAGACGGCGCGAACGGAAGTAAAGATCGCGGACGAATGGATCGATATCGGCGGGCTGGGCGGCTTCGGGGACCCCTTCTGGAATCTCGGGAAGGCGGCGCGCGACTTTGGGATCGAATGCCAAAAGCTTGTCGAAATCATTCATGCGACGAACGAAACGCTTCAGGATAATTTTCCCTATGTTCCGGAAGGCGTCGACATATCCCCCGGAAAGCGGGTTGTCGTTCCTGTCCTTCGATCGATTCAGGCGACGTCCCTGTCGGACTGGGAAAATATCGCGCTGAACGAACCTGTCTTCGACTATATAACCCTGGAATTCCGGCGCATGGTTCCGGAAACAGGGGTTCCTTATCGGACCCATAGAAAGGATTCGGAATGAACTTCGAACGGCTTGACGAAATCGCCGAACAGCTTGAAGAAATCGCGCGCGAAATCCGGCGCTTGAAACGGGAACGGGCGAACGAAGAAAGCAAAGACGTCCTATTTCTGGCGGCGGCGATTCAGGGGGAAGGGGCTGGGCTATTCAGCGACCGGGTAAGGGTTGGGCGCTGGATCGCCCATACAGCGATCAACCTGTTCGAAGCCCCATGGCAAAACGGGCGCTGGGCTTCTGTCGCGGACGTCGTTCGGGATCGGTTCCATGGACATGCCGGGATCGGCGCACCTGATCCGTGGGCGATCGATATCGCGCGGTTGGCGCTGGGGGAACATGACATAACGGGCGGCGCGCTTGCCATGCTGTCCGGGAACGATCTTCGGAATCGCGGTTGGCCCCAGCGATACGATATCATGCTGAGGGAATTTCACGGCCCCCAGGGACATTCGCTGTTCTTTTACGGAACCTGGGCGAAGGAATGGGACGCATGATCGAATACGGAATATCCCTTTTCGGCGCACAACATGCGACCCAGGACGAAAAGATCGATTACATGCTTTCCCGGGTCCTGTCCGGAAATTCGGCGATCGCGAACGACGGAACCATTCTGGCGCGGTTCAACAGTGAAGCGGGGAACATTCCCGAAGTGATTTCGATCGTTCAGGAAAAGTTCCCCATGGTCCGGGCGTATCGTTTGGATTCGGGCCGTTGGGTTCCATACAGCGGGTAGAAAGGAACTGAACATGGACAACTATGCATTGAATGTCGCGGACATGTCGGGCGTCGTTCAAGGGCGCTTTGGCATGGCGTTCCAGATCCTGTTCGGCGGAAAGATATCGGATCGGACGGTCGAAGTCGAACCCGGGAAGGTCGACGGCATGGGCGTTCTGCTGAAGGTCCCGGACGAACAGGCGGCGGCAACGATCGAAGTCATGCGGGCGCGGATTCCGCGGCATGTCCTTCGGGCATATCGGCGGACGGGGAACACCTGGACGCGGATCTAGGGGGAACTATGGCGGACAGCTTGACAAAGGCGGAACGGGAACGGCTTGAAGCCGAATACGCTGTCGATCCAGACGATCGGCGGTTCTGGGGGGGAAACAAGGGGAACCGGGCGACCGCGGACGAAATCGATCGGCGGGTCATGATCGCCTATAAGATGATCCTGGACGGGCATGCGAAGCCGGACGTTGTAAACTTTCTTGCGGAACACCTTCCCGTAAACCGTCGTCAGTGTTATAACTACTATGCCAAAGCTGAAGAAGAAATCAAGAAACAGTCGAATGCTAGAAAGGCGGACGCATTATCAGAAGCGTTATTGTCAAGGCGAATCCTTCGCGCGCAAGCGGGCGACATTGAAACAAAGCTGGCGATTCTGAAGGACGAAGCCCGACTTCTGGGGCTGTACGATCAGCCCGAAGGCGGCGACGGGTCCGGCGGCGGGCTTGCGGCGCTTCTGGATTCCGACGAACTGATCATCATAAAACACTGAAAGGGCGCGGAATGAAGCCGGAATTTTCAGCCCCGGGCGTTCGACTGTATAAAGGGAACTGTCTGGACGTCCTTCGCGGGTTCAGCGAACGGATCGACATTACGGTCGCGGATCCCCCTTACGGTTGCGGAAAGGCGGACTGGGATTATACGTTTCCGACGGCATGGTATTCGTTGGTCCGGGCGTTGTCCCGAACGGTTGTTGTCATAACGGGATCGTCGGGACTTTATGACAGCGTCCCCCTGGTTGGCGACAACTTTGTCGACGTGATCGCGGCATGGAACAAAAACGGCATGACGCGCGGTCCCCTGGGATATGGGAACTGGCTTGCGGCGGTTATTACGGGCGAAAAGCCGCGAATGGGACAGAATTTCTTTTCCTTCGCTGTTTCAGGCGATAAGCCCGATCATCCTACGCCAAAGCCCCTGGAATATATGATCAAGCTGATCAAACGGGTATCGAACGAAGGCGACGTTATCCTGGATCCGTTCATGGGTTCGGGGACTTGCGGCGTTGCTTGCGTAAAGACCGGACGGGACTTTGTCGGGATCGAACTGAAGCCCGAATACTTTGACATGTCATGCGGTCGAATTGCGGACGCGATTCGGACCGGGCGTCAACTAGCGTTTGTATAATGCCAGAAGTCCATGTGTTTGGGAAGATCGAAACCGAAGAACAGCTTCGGGACTTTGTGTTCCAGGCGTTCGGCGTCCGGGTTCCGGACGTCCGGGTTTGCGAAGACCATACAACCCCATGGCGCGCGTTCGCGGACGCGTATTTCGCAAGGTCCCCGAACGCTGTCTGGAAGGCTTCGCGCGGTTTCGGCGGAAAGTCTTTCCTTCTGGCGCTGTTGGCGCTGACCGAAGCCCTAACACTGAAATGTAATGTAAACGTCTTGGGCGGGTCCGGCGAACAGTCCGATCGGGTCCTGGAATATACGTCCGATTTCTGGCATGCCGGGACCGTATCCCATTACCTTGTCGGCGAAGTCAAGCATGAAACCCGGCTGATCTTTGGGAATCACATTCGATCGCTTATGGCGTCTTCCCGATCGGTTCGCGGTCCGCATCCCCAGCGGCTTCGGCTTGACGAATGCGACGAAATGGACGAATCGATCCTGAACGCGGCGCTGGGGCAAACCATGCGAAAGCCCGGGCTGGACGTCCGTCCTCAGAACGTCATGTCTTCGACGCATCATTACGCGGACGAAACGTTCACAAAGATTCTCCATAGGGCGAATCAGGAAGGTTGGCCCATATACGAATGGTGCTATCGGGAAAATCTTCAGCCCCATGGATGGCTGGACCCCCTGGACGTCGAAGAAAAGAAGGCGACTGTCACGTCCGCCATGTGGCTTGCGGAATATGAACTTCAGGACCCGGCCCCCGGGTCCCGGGCGATCAACGTCGACATGGTCGCGAAAATGTTCGATCGGTCCCTGGGCGAATATCGCGGGTCCCCGGGCGAATATATCGAAATCGAACCCCCCTGGATCACATGCCGGGAATGCGGCTGGGTTGGGTTCCAGAACGGCGATCGCTGTTCGAAATGCGGGTCGACAAAGATCCGGGTTTCCGGGCGATACGGAACGGGCGCGGACTGGGCGCGAAAACAGGACTGGACGGTCATCATTACATGGCGCTGGGACGTGAAACCCTTCCGGCTTGTCGCATTCGAACGGATCGGGCGGTTGCCATGGCCCAAGATGATCGAACGGCTGAACGTTCGGCATAAGCGTTACCCAGGCGGCGCGGCGCATGACGCGACAGGCGTCGGGGACGTCGTTCGCGATTACCTGTCGACGTCTGTAAAGGACGTGATCATGGTTGGCGCGCGGCGTTCGGACATGCTGACCGAATATATCGCGGCGATCGAGCGCGGGGACTTTGTCTGTCCCCATATCGACTTCATGGAAGCCGAACATAGACTGGCTTCGGTTGACGACGTCTTTCGATCGGGGACGTCGTTTCACCTTCCGGACAGCATATCAGCGGGCGCGCTGGGGCTGTACGGGAAGACGGGAATCCTGATCGGATAGAAAGGAACAGATCATGGGAAAGGCAAAGATGCGCGTATCGCTTGCGTTTGTTCGGTCCATGCTACACATGCCGGAAGACGCGAAGATCGTCGGCGTATTCATGGACTTGACGGATCATGCGAACGGGCGCATGACCATGTTGGTCGAAAGCCCGGAACTTCCGGAACACCTTCCCGGGAATGAACCTGTCTGGGTCGATCCGTCAATTACGTCACATGGGAACGGGGAATTTGACTGGGACTGGAACCTATAGAAAGGAAGGGACCATGTTCGGAACAAGGGACGTTTACTGGGCATGCCGGGACAGCATTCGGGACGCGTTCGTCCTATGGTTAGAAGCTGAACGGGACCCGGCGAATGACGGCGTTTTCTACACCCGGGAAGAAGTCGATCAGGTCCCGGCTGAAGTGATCGCGGAAGGTTGCGCGAACTTTTTCGGGTCCCTTCTGGAAGAGGTCCCCGGAATCATCGTTCGCGACCTTCCCCCGGAAGAAATAACCTATTCGTTCGAACTTCGGGACTTGAAGGAAATCTTCTGGAACTGGGAATGTCGGCGTCGACAGGACCCGGATCGGTTCTGGGACAACAGCGAAATGGCGAAGGCGGACCCGGACGAATATGCGGAACTGGCGACCGCGGCATTCTTCAGAACTTGGGAAAGGTTGCGCGGTCCGGGACGCTTTCCCGGTCTTCCCCCCGGGGAAATCTTGACGGGTTGACAGAACCATGGTAAAATGAAAGCTGACCGGGCCGAATCGCGCGAAGCGGACAGATATCACCCGGATCGCGAATATGCGATCCGGGCGTTTGTGTTATAGGGGACTTCATGACCTTCGCGGAACGAATCAAAGCGGCATGGCGGGCATTGACGTTCGATTCCCCCGTCAAGTCGACAGCCCCATTGTTCTTTCCTTCGTATCGAACCGGGCGTCCTTTGTGGACGCTTTATGATTATGCGTCATTTGTGAACGAAGGGTTCAGTCTAAACGCGTTGATCTATGGCGCGATCATGTACAAAGCGCGGGCGCTTACTTCGGCCCCCTTGAAGGCGTACACTGGGGACATGGACGCGCGCGAAGAGGTCGACCCTAACGATCCTTTGGCCTTGTTGGTCAGTCGACCGAACGAACACCAAAGCATGATCGAATTCCAACAGCAAGCAACCGTTTACCTGAACATAAGCGGAAACAACTACACTTACTTGAAGCGGGTCGCGGGCGACGAAATCGAAGCCATGTATAACCTTCGACCGGACCGGATCAAGATCGTTCCGGGCGAACGGGACATAAAGGGATATCGCTACATTCCGGAAGGCGCGACATGGGAAGAGGGCATGCCGATCCTTCCCAAAGACATGATCCATGTCAAGTTCACGAACCCCCTGGACCCCTTGGAAGGCATGGGACCCGGGCTGTCCCCCATTTCAGCCCTTGCGCGGAATGGCGACGTCGACAATGCCGTTTCATATTTCCTGAAGAACCTGTTCGACCGCGGTCTTATGCAAAACGTATTTATAAAGTATTCGGTCCCCTTGACGGACGAACTGATATCGTCGGCAAAGGAACGTTGGCGCGAAGCTTACGGTGGATCCCAGGAAGGTTGGCTTGATCCGGTTGTCCTGGGCGAAGAAGGGGAAGTGAAGGCACTGGGATATCAGTTCGATCAACTTGGCTTCGACGGGATCGACAGTCGGAATGAAACGCGGATCCTGGGTCCCTTCGGCGTCCCCCCGATCTTGATCGGGTCCCGGGTTGGGCTGGACCGGGCGACATACAGCAATTATCAGGAAGCCCGTCAAGCGTTCTGGGAAGACACATTCGTCCCGGAACTTCGGCTTTTTGAAGTTGATTACGCGTATCACCTGAACAGTCCGGATCGGGACGTCTGGGTCGCGTTCGATATGACGGAAGTCCCGGCGCTAAAGTCGGACGTCGTTCCTTTAGTGAACGCGGCGCACCAACTATGGACCATGGGCGTTCCGGCGCTGTCGGCGCTGGGCGCGGTTGGGCTGAACGTTGGGGACATTCCGGGCGGCGACGTTTCCTATTTGCCCCTGGGACTTGTCCCGTCCGGGCGACTGGGAAGCGAACAGGCGGATCAAAGTTCTTCGGCGGCAACGGCTGAAGAAGAAGATCGGGACAAAGGCACCTTACCAACAGGTAAAAAAAAAGACGTCTGAAGTATCGTCGGCTGACAGGAAGGCGGCGGGCGGCTTATGGCAAGTCGATCGATAGGATCGCGACGAAATACGAACCCGCGTTCGCAAAGTCCGCGACCGAAGCGTTCGAAGCCGATCGGCGCGCTGTTCTGGCGGCGGTTTCCAAAGCAAAGGCGGACGCATTCGCCCAGAAGCAAAGCGTAAACTATGAACAGATCAAGATCGACTGGGACGATTACTTCCGGATTCAGGGCGAAGCGGGGATCAACTGGCGGAAATCGTTCATGCCCCAGGTCCGGGCGCTGTTTACGGACGTTGCAGACTTTCAGGCGGCGGCGCTGGGCATGCGGTTCGACGTGGCGAACATGCTGGCTTCCGAATGGGTTCAACAGTATCACATGGTCTTTGCCCAGCCAGCTATGGACACAACGATCGCGGACCTTCAGAGCCTGATCGCCCAGGCGCAAAACAACGGCTGGACGATCGACGAAATATCGAAGCAGATCGACGCGACGTTCGACTATTACTTGATCGGGGAAGAAGCCGGGAAAATCTGGCGCGAAATCATGACCGATCAAGAATTCCAGTGGTTCTTTGATCGGAAGCCGCGACCCCGGCGCGACTTGATCGCGCGGACCGAAACCATGCGGGCGTCGAATGCCGGGACGTATAACCTGTATATGGAAAGCGGCGAAGTCGAACTGAAGGAATGGTTGGCGGCACATGACAGGCGAACCCGGGACACACATGTCCAGGCGGACGCGACGTATCGCGAAGGCGGGTCGATCGGTCCGATTCCCATGAATGAACCCTTTATCGTCGGCGGGTTCCAAATGATGTATCCCCTTGACGGGTCCATGGGCGCGGACATTCGGGAAATGGCGAACTGTCGCTGTACTATGGCCCCAGTTCTTTACGAATTCGAAGAAGAGGAACCCCAGCCGGAACAGGTCAGTCAACCGACATTCGAAGAGGTCCGGGACAGTCTGGCGCGGATTCGACAGGTTTCGACCGAAGTCATCGGGGACCTTACGCGCGAACTTGAAGAATTGCGCGCGCGATCGAATGCGCGATATGACGAATGGATTCAGGGGGAACAGGCGGGCTTTTCGGAAGGACTTCGCGGCATTCTGAAGGATAATTACCTTCAGGCTTCCCAGGAAGCTTCAGCCGTCTGGACGCGTCTTCAGGAAGTTCGAAAGATGGCAAAGGAACAAATGCATGACGCGATTCGGATCCCGGCGGATCAGCGATCGGACTTTGAATTCACAACCCGAATTCGGAAGGCGGATCATCGGCGAACCCGGGTTCAGACGGTGGCGGAATGGCTGAACACAGTTGTTTCAAGGGACGTTCAGCCGGACCGGGTTACAGTGTATAATACGACGGACGATCGCGCATTTCACATGGGCGGCGGAAAGAAGTCCGGGATCCATATTTCGAAACATGCTGGGGAAACGACGATCGCGCATGAATGGGGTCATCGGATCGAATACGATAACCCGGACATTCAGGAAAAGCGGGCGAAGTTCTACGAACGACGAACCGCGGGCGAAGCCGAAGAAAGGCTAAAAGACGTTACAAGCCTGAATTACGACGACTGGGAAGTCACGAAGAAAGACGACTTCATTGATCCTTATATCGGGAAGGTTTATCGCGGGCGCGCATCGTCTTCAGAAGTGATCAGCATGGGCATACAGTATCTTTATGACGATCCGGCGGAATTCGCGGAAAAGGACCCGGACATGTTCGACTTTGTTTTAGGCGTAATCAGGGGACAATGATCAAGGTCGACTTTGATCTTTTGGGGGAATACGTATTTGACGGCGACTGGACAGGTCCAGAAGCGGATTTCCTGATCGTCCTGAACGCGTACACGAATCAGGAAGGACCCAGTCCGGCGGATCCGGATCCGTTGCTTCATGAAGCGGAACGGGTTATTGAATTGATCGGCTTCGGCGAAATCGTCGAATACGAAAAGCCGGAAGGCGTCGAAGGGCGCGTTTACTGAAAATGGTAAACGGACTGTCCCAGGGCGAAGGAATGCGGGCGACCTTTCAGGACTTGCCAAAGCCGGGTCAGGCTGGGCGCATGTCGCAAGCGGGCATATCGGGATCGGGAATAGGTTCCCCGGCGCGTCCGGCGCATTATCACGACGTCGGCGATTCCGGTTTCCCAGTCGCATGAAACGGTTACGATTCGGCGGGCATTGTCGGCGGGCATGCTTTGTCCTTTCTGAATCGGGCGATTATTGTCTATAGTATAGCACGGGCGGCGGCGGCTGTCAAGCATTATGAAAGAAGGGGACGGACATGCGAAATACGGTTGAATTTGAATCGCCGGAAGAAGAAGCCTATTGTCCGGCTTGCGGGCGGCGGCTTCATGTTGAACCGCTACGGCTGGGGCTGAACAGGCGCGAAGTCCGGAAATGTCCCTATTGCGCGGAAAAGATAACATTTGTCCGGCGCTGGGCTGTCGGACCAACAGAACACAAATAGGGGGATACACCCATGGGCGCGAAAGAACATAAAACGGTTGACGGGCTGATTACGGAAATTGACGAAACCCAGGGCATTGTCAGGGCGATTTTCGCCGTCATGGGTAACGTCGACAGCGGCGGCGATCGCATTCACCCGGGCGCATTCACAAAGACCTTCGCGGAACGCGGGTCCCGGGTCCGGATCCTGGATCATCACAACACCTTCAGCGTCCGGGACGCGATCGCGAAGCCCCTTCGACTTCGGGAAATCGGCGCGTCTGAACTTCCCCCGGAAGTCTTGTCAAAGTTCCCCGAAGCGACGGGCGGCGCGGAACTGACTTCGAAATTCATGCTTGACGACGACGCGTCCATGGCAATTTTCCGGCGGATCAAAGAAGGCGTTGTGAATGAATGGTCCTTCGGATATGACCCCCTGGACTTTGACTATTCGAAGGAAGAGGTCGACGGACAGGAAGTGACGGTCCGGAACTTGCGGACTTTGCGGCTTTGGGAAGTATCCCCCGTCCTATGGGGAATGAACGAAGCGACGTCGACGACGGGCGTCAAAGATGACAACCCAGACGCTGAAGACAAGGCGACCGAAGAGAAACCATGGGACGTCTTTGTCGAAGGCGATCAGTATTGCGTTTACAAGATCAATGAGGATGGGGAAGCCGTTGGGGAAAGCCTGGGCTGTCATGATACGGAAGACGAAGCGGTCGAACAGATTCAAGCCCTATACGCGGCTGAAGAAAACGCAAAGACCCTTGTCCCCATTTTCCAGGCGGCATGGGCGGCTGAACAGGACTTGAAGCGGCTGGGCGAACTTGTCCAGGCGGCAAAAGAAGGGCGCGTTTTATCGGCGCGGAACGGAACGCGGATCGCGAATGCCGTTCTAGCGTTGGTCGAACTTTTGGAAGACGCTGGGATCGACGTCCCCGGACTTTCGGCTTCGGTCGAAGAAGAAGAGGAAGACGATCCCGGAAAGTTGGCGGCGGATTCACCTTTCAAGGGAAAGGCCGATTCAGCCGAACAGCATGACGACGTCGGTCGGGCCGAAGATGATTCACCTTCCGAAGCGGACATGTTGACGCGGATCAACCTGTTGGAAGCAGAACTAAAAATCATAGGAGTATAACCATGGCTGAACAAATGATGATCGTGGGCGATCGCGTCGACGAACTTCGGAACGAAGGTCAGAAGCTGATTCACGACGCGAAGGAAATCTTTCTGAACGAAAAGGCGGACGCGCAAGATCGGGAAAAGGCAACCCGCATGCTGGCGCGGGTCGACGAAATCAAGGGCGAAATCGACAGCCTTGTCCAGATCGCCGAATCGGAACAGGCCCTTATGGGGACCGCGAAGGTCGAAAATCGCGGCGGCGATCGTCCGGCAAAGCAGATCGGTTCGCTGGGTCGGCTGTTGGTCGAAGTGTTCAACGCTGAATTTGGGCGCGGCAAGTCGGTTCACCCTGGGCTGAAGCGTTGGCGCGACGCGGAAGAACCCGCGGTCGACGAAACGAAGATCGGCTGGGTTGAACCCGGCGACAGCAAAGACCTTCTGGAATCCGTTGGCGCGTCCGGCGGATATCTTGTCCCAGTACAGCAAGGCGAAAGCCTGTTGGTTCACCCGGGCGGAACGGACAGCGTCGTTACCCCGCGGGCAACCGTGATCCCGATGCGGCGTCGACAGATCCAGCTTCCGGCGCTGAATCAGGGCGCGACGACAGCCGGACAGCCCCACTGGTTTGGCGGGATCATCGCCAAATGGACCGAAGAAGCGGCTGAAAAGGACGAAACCCAGCCGTCCTTCAGGCGGATCAACCTGACCGCATTCAAGCTCGCTTTATATACTGAAGCGGGCGACGAATTGCTTATGGACAATGCCGTTTCGCTGGAAGCGTTCCTGAATTCGGCATTCGGCGGCGCGATCGACTGGTATAAAGAACATGCCTATATCCAGGGGACGGGCGCTGGACAGCCACAGGGGATTATCCCCGCACCTGGGACGATCACGATTCCCCCGGCGGCGATCGGCGCGATCGCGGTTTCGGACTTTGCGGACATGCTGGAAGCCTTTGTCGGGCGTTCCCCGATCTGGATGATGTCGCGACAGTGGATGTCTGACTTGATTCAGTTGAACGGTCCGGCTGGGAATCCGTCCTATGTCTTCATGCCGTCGGCGCGCGACGGCGTCCCCAGTTCGCTGTTCGGGTATCCTGTTTTCTTCAGCGAACACATGCCGCAACCCGGCGAAGTGGGATCCGTGGCGCTTTGCGACTGGTCGAAATACCTGATCGGGGACCGACAGGCGGTTACGGTTGACGCTTCGAAGCACTTCCGGTTCCAGAACGACTTGACGGCATGGCGCGCTGTTTCTCGGGTTGGCGGGCGACCGTGGCTGGATCTTCCGTTGACGTACAGCGACGGAACGACCCAGGTTTCGCCGTTCGTGATCCTGGGAATTCACCCGACTTCATAAGCTGACATAAGTCGGCTGTAGTGGGGGACCCGAAAGGGTCCCCCAGCATAGGAGAAACAATCATGGATTTCTGCGAACGTTTCAGCGAAGGTTATGAACTGTTGGCGGTCGAACATGCCGACAGCCTGACAGCGGGCGCGCATGCGTTGGGTCCCGTTACCGCGGGCGATCACGATCGGTTCGTGCTAGTGATCGACGTCGGGGAAATGGCCCAGGGCGCGACCTTGGATGCTGTCATTCGCGAATGCACAAACGCGGCTGGGTCGAACATGGCGGATATCGTCGGGAAGGCGATTACCCAGCTTACCCAGGCGGGCGGCGACGGGAACGAAGTCGTTCTGATCGAACTTCGCGGGGAAGAACTGACCCCCGGTTACGACTTCATTTCCCCCCTGATCACGGTTGCGAACGATGCGGTCGAATACAGCGCGACCCTTTGGGGCTTTGTCGCTGGTTATGAACCTGTCGCCACAACCCTGATCAGCGAAATCGTTGACTAGATCCGGCTGAAGGAAGTCCAGGACCCGTCCCCGGGCATTCCCCCAGGGGAAACGGGGCGGGTTCCGGCTTCCTTCCGAAAGGGATACAATGTCTGTCTTTGTCTGGGTCCGGCTTTTGACCGCGAAATACCTGAAAGACGAACATGCGCGAATGCAAAAGCATGAAGCCCGGGAATGGGTCCAGGTTGGCAAACATGACGCGCGCGTTATGCTTGCGGCTGGGGAATGCGAAATCCCCCGGAGTGATATTCGGAATCAGGTCGCGGACTGGGGAAATTCGGGCGTCGTAATCGTCGACCCGGCGGACCCGGAATCGGCAAAGAACTTTGTCGACGGAACATGGGACGGCATGGGCGTCCAGGCTGGGACCCTGTTTTCCGGGCGTCCCTATGGTTCAACCTTGTTCTGGGACCCGAACGTTTCGCTTCGCCGTGAACTTATGCCAGTCGGCTTTCATAGGGTTCAGCATGGTTGGCAAGTTGCATGTCCCCTATGGCGATATAAGGCCCTTGCGTTACACCTGGGATCAGACGACGAAAAGAAACGGACCCTGGACGTTGTCCAGGACTTGCGCGTCCCGGTCTATAACCCCGGGCTGTTGTATGTCGCGCGCTGTCCCCAAACGGACGAACTGTTCAGCGTCTGGGAAGAAGAGCATAAGGAAGGCGACGATCGGCGGCTGTCCTTTTTGCGGGCTGTTTTCCGAACCCGTCCGATCCTTTGTGCGCTTCCTGTTACCTGGACAGCGGGTCCCCGCTATACGGAAGAATAGAAAGGCTGAACCTTGACAACCCGCGGCGCGGTATATATCGCTTACGGGTCCCGGGCGCTTTCGGAATACTGGGAAGCGTCCCAAAGCCTGAAGAGACACATGCCGGATCTTCCGATCGCCATGATCGGATCTGATTCGGCGGAACTGGGGGACATGTCCGGCTTTACAGACGTCCAAAAATCGCGTTGGGCGAAAGTCAACCTGGACAAGCTGTCCCCCTTTGACCATACGCTATACCTGGACGCGGATACTCGGGTTTACGGGGACTTGTCGGCGGGCTTTGACATTCTGAACAAGGGCTGGGACATGGCGCTTGTCACGTCGGAAAATCAGGGCGCGCGGCTGTTGTGGCATGTGTCCCCGGAAGACAAAGAAGCGACCTTGAAGAAGGCGGGCGCTTACGACGTGCTACAAATACAATGCGGCGTCATGTTCTTCCGAAAGTCGATCCGGACCGTACAGTTCTTCAGTGTTTGGCGGCGCGAATGGCTTTGCTTTCGGGGACAGGATCAGGGCGCATTTCTTCGGGCGCTGATCGAAGCCCCCATTCGGCTTTGGCTTCTGGGCAAACCCTGGAATGGCGGCGGCATTATCGCGCATTTGTTCGGGCGGGCGCGCGCATGAAGGCGGCGGATCCATTGTTGGCCTTGTTCGCTTTGTTGGTCGCGTTGTTAGGGTTGGCGACGGGCGGAAACGCGATCTTGTTCGGGTTCGTCTGGACATTGGTCTTTGGCTGGGCGATTATGGAACTGAAGGGACCGTCATGAAGGTGCATATCGTATGCCGGAACTGGACCGACGATCGGGTTATCCCCCGATTCGCGCGTTACCTTATGGACGCGTTCGGCTGGAAGGCGTCTGATCGTCCGGATCCGTCCGCGGATCTGAATTACTGGCTGGGATACTTCGAATATCAGAAGGCCCCGCGGTTCGACGCGACCCCGACGGTCGCTTACCTGACACATCTTGAAGACGCGGACGCGGCGGAATCGGCAAAGGTTCGGCTGTTCCATGCGGCGGCAAAGAATTCAACCCTTCGCGTCTGTATGAACGAACAGACAAGGGCGCTCATTGAACCCCTTTACGGGAAGACGTTTGTTTTCCCCCTTCCCCTGGAAACCGATCGCTTTGTCATTGTCCCCCAGCCCAGCGGAACGCTTCCGGTCGCGGGCTTTTCCGGCTTCCGATACAAAAGCGGGCGCAAGGGGGAAGAACTGGCTTCGGCGCTTGTCCGGGACTTTCAGGGGGAAGCCCAGTTCAAGGCGTCCGGTCGCGGTTGGCCTTGCCCCACAAAGAAATACACCTGGGACGGAATGCCAGCATTTTATCAGTCCCTGAACGTCTTTGTCTGTACGTCGACGGTCGAAGGCGGACCCATGACAACCCTGGAAGCCTTATCATGCGGCGTCCCGGTTGTGATCCCGGTTGGGGTTGGGATCCATGACAACATTCCCGACGTCCATGGGATATATCGCTATACCGCGGGCGATTACAAAAGCCTGAAGCGGGCATTCGGGAAGGCTCTGGGCGGCTTCGATACGGTCGACCGGGAAGCCCTTCGGGAAGCGACAAAGCCGCATGCGGTCGAAGCCTGGGTCGACGCGAACCGGGAAGCATTCGAAGGGTTCCTTCATGACAAGCCCCAGCTTCAGGCGATCGATTCGTCCGATGGGCGGCGCGGGATCTACATGGTCGCGTTTGGGGACCCAGCCCGGGACGCGGCAAAGATCGCGATCAAGACGATCCGGGCGAATCTTCCCGGGATCCCGGTCGCGTTATGTTCAGATCGGAAGCTGGGTCCGGAACATATCCTGATCAAGCAACCGGACAAAGATATAGGCGGGCGGATCGCAAAGCTGAAGGCTTACGACTTTGCCCCGGCGGAATGGGAATCGGTCCTATACCTGGATGCGGACATTGAAGTCGTTCATGCCGACGTCGAACAGTATTTCCGATGGCTTGACATGGGCTGGGAATTCATAATCTGCAAAGACGCGCATCTTCATGATACCCTGGACGATTTCCAAAGGTCGAACAATCGCGAAGAATACGTGAAGACGATCCAGAAGATCGGGACCGCGGAAAGTCTTCAGATCAACGGTGGGGTTTGGGGATTCCGGCGCTGTCGGGCGGCGAAGGCGTTCATGGACCGATGGTTCGACGAATGGAACAAATATCAGGGACGCGATCAGGGCGCTTTGATCCGGGCGCTATACTCTGATCCGATCCGGGTCCTATGGCTGGGGAACGAATGGAATACCCTGATCACCCTGAAGGGAAAGGAATATCCCCCCGGGAAGAAGGGATCGGCGGGCGTCCTTCACTTTGTTGGGCGGGCGCGGCGCTGGACCGGACAGGTCCCGGAAGGATACGGACTGACCGACAAGGTCGCATGGGACATGGTCGACGATTACATGAGAAAGCATGGACAGTGAACGCGCGCGCGCGGGCGGCGGAAATCGTAAACGATCTTTGTCAACGGCTGGGCTTGCGATACGATCGCGATATCGAACAGGTCGAAGCCCGAATCGCGGAACACTTGGCGCGGGCATACAGAAAGGGCATACATGAATCTGAACCTGGGCGCGGGGAACCGAATCCTGGACGATTCGATCAACCATGACATAACCCGACATTCGAAGGCGATCGACGTGGCATGGGACTTGAACGACCTACCATGGCCTTGGGAAGACGGACAGTTCGCGCGCGTTTACGCGTTTTCGGTCCTGGAACACCTTTACCATAATCTGCTTACGTCCATGGACGAAATCTGGCGGATTACGGAACTTGGCGGGCTTTGCGTCGTCAAGCTTCCTTTCTGGAAGGCGAACGTTACCTGGGAAGACTTGACGCACATTCACAAAGTCGGACCCGGGATCATGGACCAACTGGACCCGACAACCCAGCGGGGAAGGGATTACGGCTTCTATACCCCGTACAAATGGCATGTCCTGAAGCGTTGGGCGAACAAAAAGAAGCGTCCGACGTCCTTTTACTGGAACCTGATCAAAAAGCCGGAAGGTTGGGACGGAACATGAAGGCGGTCATTGTCGCGACCCAGCGGTCGGGCGGGCTATACCTTGCGGGCTGTCTGTCGAACCATCGGGACATACACTGTCCCCGGGAAGAACCTCTTCGGCCCCAGGCGACATGGATTCAGCATATCGGGAAACGTCCGGTCCGGATCCTGGACCTTGTCCTAACAGAACCCTATTACAAGGTCGCGGCTTGTCGGCTGACCTATGATCAGGCACTACACCCGGGCGTCATGGAATACCTTGTCAATAACGAAGTCAAGATCCTTCACTTGACGCGGGCGATTATGCCAACTGTGACAAGCGTCCTTCTGGCGAAACAGGAAATCCGGGACGGGGTTCCGCGGCATGTCTTTGACGGGTCCTTTGTGGACAATGAAGTCCTGGACGCGACCCCGGCGGACGTTGCCAACCGGATCAAGCGGCTGAACCAACAGCGGCGCGCGTTCCTTCGCGGCGTACAACAGAACTGCGAAATTCTTGAAGTCCGATACGAAGACATAACCCAACAGGCGAATGGATATATTCCCCTGGGGGAAACAAAGCGGATCTGTCAATTCCTGGACGTCATTCGCCGTCCTTTGTACGCGGGCAACCGGAAAATGCACAAACGGGCGATCGAAACCTATTACACCAACTGGAAGGAAGTCGCGAAGATGCTGAAGCGGAATGACTGGGCGGATCTATGGCGCGAATAGACAATGACGAAACCAAAAATATCGCGACCCCGTTTTTGATTCTGGCGCATGTCCGGACAGGGGGGACCTTTTGCGCCCATGCGCTGTCGAATCACCCTTCGGTCTTTTGCGATCGCGGCGAAGTCATGCATCATGCGTCGATCTGGCGCAAGGCAAAGATCAAGCCGGATCGACTTATGGTCATGCTTTGGAATCAGACGGGTTATTTCGCGTCCGGCTTTCGGCTGATCTATCGACAGGCGTTCCATGAAAAAGTCTGGCCCACAGTCCAGAAGGTTCAGCCTAAAATCATACACCTTCAGCGGCGATCGCTTTTGCGACAGGCGTTGTCCTATGCTTACCAACAGCAAGTCCGCGGGCGCAACCTGGATTATCACCCGGTCCATAGCTTCAGGGAACGCGACGTCCCCCAGGCGACCATGGATCTTGATTATGCGGCATACGCTGTCGCGCGGATCGCAAGCGAACGGAAGCGGGGACATGATCGGCTGAAGAAAGAATTCGACGGCGAATATATTGAAGTATTCTATGAAGACATGGTCCGCGGCGCGGCTGGGGGATCGGCCCAGGAAATGAATCCCCGGGAACGCGCGCGCGTCTGTCAGTTCCTGGGCGTCGACAATATCCCCCTTCCGGTCGACTTGAAACGCGAATTCCCCGTTCCCCTTTGGGAAATGTTCGGGAACTGGACGGCGCTTCGGGAACGGTTGGCGCGCGAAGGCTGGGGATACAGCGTCGAACAGGAAGAGAATTCATGGACCCAGGTTGACGGGCGCTGGGTCCTGGGGGAATAATGTTGATAGAACGGCTGTTCTAGTGTATAATGGTCATATAGCGATCAACCCCAGGACGGGGAAGGGGAAGGCAACATGGCGGACATTGTAAGGACCCAGGAACGCGGCGTTCCAAACGACATGGAATCGCGATATCGCGATCAGGAAGACGGGACGCATGCCCTTGTCGGGACGGCGCGAATTGAACGGCGAAAGGTTGTCGAATCAGTCACGATCCCGAACGGTCAGTCGCTGACAAGTCGCTGGATCGACATGCGATACTGGGCGGGCATGTGCATTCAGTTCCCGGAAGCTATGACCGGGACCCATTTCCAACTATACGGGCGCATGGAATCGACCGACGTCGAAGAGAAAGCGATCTGGGATACGCTGGGCGTCCTTCTGACCCAGCCGATCCAAAACGGGATCGTTATCGTGAACGCGGACATTTTCTCGGTCCCGTATGTCAAGATCCAGTCCTGTTCAGCGGCGGACGGAACCCCGCAAGCTGAAGCGGCTGAACGGACCCTGAAGGTTTCCAAAGCCCCATAGGGGGATATATGGCGCGCGTTTCAAGGGACAGCCAGTTTCTACACCCGACAGGCGGACAGCCGACGTTCGTCTTTGATCCGGATCTTGTCACGTTTACACCCGCCATGGACAAGCGGATCAGCCCCGGCCCCTTCTATACAGCCCCTATCGTACAGGGCAAATGGGATGGGACGGGTACCCCTGGCGTTGTGACGTTCCCCCGTGGCGATCAGGTGGGGAATGCGACAGAAGTCAGGTATGCCAACTTTGATCCATATCAGGGATCCATCGTCTTTTGGATCACGCCAGAATGGGACGGGGATGATGGGATTGAGCATATAGTTTTGCGCCCAGATTTGGGTGCCATCCAAATTTATAAGACAACCTCAGGTTATCTTCGCGGTTTGTTTAGGACAAGCGGCGGGACGATTGTAGATGCCAATGTAGATGTGACGGCTTGGGTCGCGGGGAACACGTACTGCATTGTGTTTAGCTGGGACGTAAAGAACACGGTAGACGGAACAAACTATGTAAGGTTATCCGTAAACAATGCCCATTCCTATGGTGGTCCAGAGGGCGACGGAACGGCAGAGGACACCGCATCTGTCATTAATTTTGGGCAGGGTTCGGATTTGAAGGCTTCTGATGCTATCATCGAAGGCTTGACGGTCTATCGCCGTGTCCTGACCGATGACAACGGTTACGGCACCTTGCCCCAGACAGGCAACCCCTACCAACTACCGTCAACCGACGAACTGACCGAAATCTACAATGCGGGATCAGGGCGTGATCCTACTGAAGTCACAGGCTCAGAAGATGTCTGCTTTTGTCTCCCTACCGACAGTACAGCCGAAGCCTTGACAACCGGAACAGGCGAAGCATGGTCTTGGCCTTGGGGCGATAACTTGCCAGACGTGCATGGCATGTGGGATGGCGGCTTGCCTGGAACGGATTATGCGGTTGAATTCAACGGGACAAGTACCCTGATCAACTGCGGATCAGGCGCAACCCTGGATGATATACCCAGCGGTGGTGAGATTACGGTCGGGGTTTGGGTGCGGATTGATTCAGCGTCAACAGTTCCCCGTATTATCACGAAAGGCCCTTTTGGAAGCGGTTGGCAATTATGGGTAAACGCAAGCGGACAGGTGCGGTTTACTGTATGGTGCGCTGACGGTGCGGCGTCGTCATGGTACACGACGAAAAGCATAGATGATGGCAAATTTCATTATGTCGTTGGATATTACAACGATACTACAAAGCGATCCTATACAGCAGTGGACGGGGACTGGTCTTCTCATGCAACAGGCTCAGGCGCATATGAGGCAGATGCGGCCTATGATCTTATCATAGGATCTAACGAAGCGGGCGGCGCCCAGGATCTTGACGGCGCTATCGCTTGGGCGGCTATTTGGGACGACGATCACCATACAGCCGGAACGGACTTTATACCCCCACGTACAGCCCCAACCCCAGGCGGCAACCTAGTCGAATGCTGGCACATGGACGAAGGGACAGGCGCGACAGCGGCGGCACAAGTCACAAGCCCAGGGAACGATGGGACGATCACGGACGGCGCATGGTCATCGATCTGGGAACAGGACGGAAGCCCCGTCATTCCGTACAGCCTGGAGTTTGACGGGGCGGCAACGGTTGTCAACTGCGGATCGGCGGCTGACATTGACGACGTTCCCGATGGCGGCGCGATCACGGTTGAGGCATGGGTGCGTCTTGGTGCTTCTGGCGATCATACAGTTCTGTCGAAACAGCCTTCCGGCGCTGGATGGGCGTTGTACTTTTCAGCGGCGGGCTTTTTGATTTTTCGGGCAGAGTATGATACGACGGACGCCTTTGTGTCCGTAGGGAACGATTGGGCGGACGGGCGGTATCATCATGTTGTGGGAACCTATGACGAAGGGGGAGATCGGCTAGCGCGGCTTTGGATAGATGGGCTTTTAGTTCGTACTGCGGCGGCGGCTTCTGCTGGCAATTATGTGTCCGATGCGGCGGCAAGTCTTTATATCGGTCGCAACGCTTATGGTGCTTCGGGGTTTTATGATGGCGGCATAGCTTGGGCGCGCATCTCTGACAGCATTCGCTACACTGGCACCTTCGTTCCCCCTGATCGCCTAAACCCGCCAGCGGTTGACGGGAACACCTTGCGTCAATTCAACTTCAGGGACGGCGCGGGTGCAACCCTGACCGATGCAACGGGAACGGCAAACGGCACGATCACCTTTGGGGATGGATACTGGAACACAACCCCGGACATGGCGATCGACGAACCTGGGGCAAGGGTCTACAATGGCGGATACAATGTCGGCGTCGACGCGGCTGGGGAAGGGGTTTACATTGAACAGGCGGTTACGGCTGGGGACGATTACGTCGTCTTTCCTGTTCTGGCGATCGATCAGGACGGGCGGGCGCGACCCAGGATTCGCATTCGGGACGTAACAGGCGCGGCGGACGTTGTAACATTCAACGGCCCTATGCTGTACGGGACGCATGCGGGCGCGAATAATCAGGCGACCTTACAGCCGACGTCCCCCCGATGGATCGCGGACGCGTTGATCGGCGCGACGGTCTACAATATCACGGACGGGTCTTCGGCGACCATTACGGACAATAGCGAAGGCGTTGTCACGGCGAACCTTGCGGGCGGAACGGACAATGACTGGGATACAAACGATGTGTTCCTGATTCGCTTTGACGAACCCTACTGCTTACACCCATGGGCGGAAACGTTCTGTTTCAAGGTTCCGGCGGGTTGCGCGACCCTTCGGGTCTTTGTCGAAAACATAAACGCGGAAGGCGTAATACAGATTCACCAACTGCAAGTATTACCCAACCTGTTGGCGAATGGCGATCATGAAAGTCTACAGGGCGTCAACCCTGAATTGATCACGGGATGGGCAAATCTCAACCTTGATCCAGGCGATACGCAAGCGTCAAGCGGTGGCGGCGGGATCATACACTCGGGCGCAGAAGCGTTACAGTGGAATGTTGGCGCAAGCAACGAGTATATGGATGTGGACATAGCAGGGGAAGCGGCTGGGAAATTTTACATGGGCGGGCTGTGGTATTATGGGGATGGCTCAGAACCTGTGTTGGGCGGATCGACAAGTGGGGATAGAATGAGGTTTCAGGTTGGAACAGGCAACGCCTTGGAACCTAGTGAGTTGGCACAATGGAAAGTGGTTTGGAATGTCTTTCAGTGTGTAGGGACACCCGTAAAATGCATGTTGTACGCGCATAGCGGGGCGGCGGGCTCGCGATATACGGATGATACGTGGTTGATCGAACTTGATCCCGTTACCCTGACCGTTACCCCCGCAAGCGAAGCCAACAGCGCGGAAGCGACGGGGCTTCGGGTTGACGGGCGCGACGATTGTCAACAGCCGATCCCAGCCGGATACTTTGCCCCGTCCTTCGGTTCGATTATGTTCAACTGGACCCCGCGGCATGATGACAGCGACGTGATCGACTGGGGGAACGCGACCCCGCATGTGTTCTGGGCGGCGGGTCCGATCGCAAATTACATTGAACTGTACTGGACCGCGGCGGACAACCTTCGGCTTGAAGTCCAGGTCGGCGGAATCGCATCTTCGGCGGACTGGGCGACAGGCGGCGGCGCGATTGTCGCGGGAACAACCTATGCTGTCCGGGTCTTTTACACTGGGGTTTCAATATATCTTTATGTCGACGGCGTTTTGAGAATTACGGTTTCCCCCGCGGCTGGGATCGACTTTACGGGCGATATCCCCCAGGGCATGTTCTGGGGATCGAACGCAACCCCGGCCCAGCATGTCGACGCAACGTTCGCGCGACCATAGGAGAATATCATGGCGGACTATGTCAAAAGGTACAGGCTTTCCCGATCGCCGACGGCGCGGAACGACGGTTCTGGGCATGTCGATCATGACATTTACGCGATCGCGGCGGTTCAAGGGTCCGACGAATGGTTTGTCATTCCCGGGCGGCACAAAACGGTTAGCGTCCCGGCGGCGGATCTGTCCGCGGCGCTGGCTTCGGGGACGAATTCCCAGAAGGTCCAGGCATACAAAAACCTTTTGGCGGCAAACCTGAATACGATTCCCGAACCGATTACGGGCTGGGGACTGAACGAACTTGAAATGCTTCTGGACAATAACGACGCGGCTTCGGCGGCGGCGGCTGAAGCAGACGCGTTCGTCCAAACGGTCGCGGGATCGTATCCTGTCGATTTCAACATGTAAGGGGTTGTCATGTCTGATTACTGTTCAACAGCCGAAGTCAAAAATCAGATCGAAAAGGAAGGCGCGGACGCGGATATTGCGATCGCAAAGCTTGTAACAGCGGCTTCCCGGACGATCGACGGCTTTTGTAATCGTCCCGACAACTATTTTCTGGCGGCTGAAGCGACGAAATACTATTTCGGGACCGGACAGCCATGGTTACGGGTCGACGAATGCGTTTCGATTTCGGCGGTTTACCTGAAAGACGCCATGACCGATACGACGTATGAAACCCTGTCGAACCCGTCAACCCCCTGGGCTGGGGACGGCGATTATTTCCCGGGGAATGGGGATCATCGGCGACCCCAGCTAAAGACCCCATATAACCTTCTGTTCCTGGATCCGAATGGGGACTATTCGATCTGGACAAAGGGGGACATAAAGTTCAGGCTGTTTACTGTCAAGCTGACCGCGGACTTTGGCGGTTATGCGGCGGTCCCGGCGGACATAAAGGAAGCCGCGATCATGCAAACGGCGCGTTGGTGGAAGAGATTACAAGGCGGCATGGCGGATTCGCTGGCTTCGATCGAACTGGGACAGCCGACATTCCTTCAGGAACTGGATCCCGACGTGAAAATGATCCTGATCCTGGGTCGACATGTGAACCCGGCGGTTTAGAATGAAACGCGGGTTCAACATGAAGGCCCATATAAAGGGGCTGAAGGAAACCCAGAAGAAGCTTGAACAGGTCGCGCGCGACTTGGGCGGCGCGGGTCAGGTTCCAGGGCGTCAATTACAGTCCGCGGTCGCGCGGTCCATGCTATATGTCGAAGGGAAGGCAAAGAAGAAGGTCCCGGTCGATCGCGGGCGGCTTCGCGCAAGCATCACGCCTAAAGTCGAACAGCCGAACCATACAACGATCCGCGGCATTGTTGGATCAAATGTGAAATATGCCCCATATCAGGAATTTGGGACCCGTCCATTCTGGCCCCCATGGGAACCGATTTATCGCTGGGCGCTTCGCGTTGTCCAGGGGGACCGGAAGGCGGCGGGCGCGCTGGCATATAAGGCGCGGCTGTCGATCGCGAAACGCGGAATCAAGGCAAAGAAATACTTTCAAGAAGCGTTCGACGAAAGCCAGTCCAGGATCAAACGTGAAATCGATCGGGCTGTCAAGGCGATTACGTCAAGGTAAGGGGACATGGCGCTAACGATCGGACAGGCGGTTACAGCGGTTCACGACGCGTTCGTCGGCTTGACGGTTGGCGGCGATCCCTTTTACCTTCAGGATTACGACGAACTGAAGGAAGGGATTCATGACCTTCCGACGATCCAGTTTTACCCCGAAACGCTTGAAGTTGACGCGCGGACAGAAACCGATACGCATACGCTGAACAAGTCGGTCCGGGTCCATAGGTTAGTTGTCCGCATGGACGTTTACGCGGACAGGCGGAATCATCTTGACGAAAACATGGAACGGCTTGTCGACGTCTGGGACGCTGTAGAAGACGAACTGGAAGCGGAAGCGGGCTGTCCGGCGTTCGGCGTCGAAACGATTCGAAGCGTACACTGGACATGCGAACGGGTCATTTTCGATTACACCAACACTTCCCCGGCAACCGAATACGCGGGGATCCGATACGAACTAGAACTGGAAATCTTCTAAATGGACGAACTTTATATCGTTCTGAAGAACCTGGATTACAAAGGCGGGATCGTCCCAAAGGGAACGGTCATGTTCCTGGACCTTCCCCGGGAAAACCTGGACATTCTTGTCAACGTCGGCGCGATATCGCCCTTCGGGACCCCACCTTTTGACGTTCTTCCAGGTTGGCGATATCGGGCGAAGCGGCTGAAGAGAAACGGAATCACGGTTACAACGTTCCTTTATCGGAACGATCAGGACTTGGCGCATGCGCTGTCCCTACCGACGGAACTTGTTCGGCGTTGGCGGCGCGAACTAAAGACGGCTTTAGGCGTTGATCCAGACATTTCCCCCAGGGGAAAATCTGGATGATGTAATCAGAATTCGGGTCCGGCGGACCCATAGGAGCAAAGGAAAATGCAAACAAGCGAAGCTGTAGCGTTGGGTTGCGGAAAGCTGGAAATTGACGTCGGTTGCAACGGCGTCTGGGTCGACATTTCCGGTTCTTCGACGTCCCTGGACCCGATTTCCCAGGATCGCATGACAGGGGAAACGTACACCCTGGATGGCATGCGACCGATCATTCGCGGCGGAAAGAAACAGCCCTTTGAAGCCGTTGTGACGATCGTATATACGGAAGTCGCGGGCGAAGCCTGGGAAACGATCGAAGACGCATGGGACGCGGCGACTTGCGACCCCATGGTTTGCTTGCGTTGGTCCCCGAAAGGCGGCGCGGTTGGGGAAAAGCAGTATCGGATCCCGAATGGGATTCTGACCCAGATCACCTTCCCCAACATGGACGCATCGGCGGGCGGACCGATCGCGGCGGGCTTTGTTGTTCGCGCGGGTTACGTCGAACCGACGGTCATTTCTAGCTAGAAGAAAGGCGTACAATGCCAAAAAGAAAGCAGACGGTCCAGGCATGGACCCGGGAAGCCCAGGGCGCGGATTCATGGGTTGAATTCGTCCCTGTCACAGTTGAAGAAAGCCTGGGGCTTGTCCCGAATTCCATGCGATCGGAAGACGAAACGCGGCTTGACGAACTTCGAAATCGCGTTTTGCGCTGGAACTGGGTCGACGTCGAAGGGAACCCCCTTCCCCAGCCGGAAGAGGATCCAGACGTATGGAATTCATGTACAGCCGCGGAACTGGCGATCCTGTCGCGGATCGTCCTGGGCATGCCAACAGCGGACGAACTAAAAAACTGAAGGGCCGTTTCTGGGACTTTATGAATCGCCCAGACGTTCATGAACCCCCGGCGGAATGGCTTTTGTTGTCATTCTGTCGGCTATACCCAGGAACGACCCCCGGTCAGATCCGAAAGGAAGCCTGGGAACCCGTATCCATGCATGCGCGAATGGCGAACTGGGAAGCGGAATTTATGGAATTCCGAAGGAAACTGAATGCCAGAACGTAATCGCGTTCAAGTTGACATCGTCGTCAAAACCGAAGGCGGAAAAATTGTCGCTGAACTGAGCGATACGATGGGCGACGTCGGCGAACAATTTGAAAAGGTCGCGGAAAAGGGATCGAAATTCCAGTCCGCCATGGACAGCATAACGCGCGGCGTCTTTGAACGCGCGGGGCAAATGGCGACGGAATTCGTCATGCAAATCCCCAAAATGACCGCGGAACTGTTCAAGCTGGGAACGCAAAGCGAAGCGACAGCCCTTCGGTTCGAACGGTTCGCGGGCGGCGCGGACCGGGCGGAAATGTTCCTTCAGGCGTTCCAGGACGCGACGGACGGAACCGTTTCGCGCATGGCTTCCATGCAAGGCGCGTCGAAGCTGTTACAAATGGGGCTTGTCGAAACGTCCGACGAAATGGGGACGGTTGCGGCGATCGCGACAAAGCTGGGCGATCAAACCATGTCCGCGGGCGATCGGATCGGGGACTTTGCGGCGCTGTTGGCGAATCAGTCGATCCCCCGGCTTGACAACTTTGGAATTTCGTCGGGTCGCGTTCGCGCGCGGATCGAAGAACTTCAGGCGTCGATCGAAGGGCTGTCCCGGGAAGAAGCGTTCAAGATCGCCGTGATCGAAGAAGGGAACAAGGCCCTTCAGATCCTGGGCGATACGACGGATACAGCGGCTGTAAAAATAGACAAGCTAAAAGCCGCGACCGACGACGCGAAAGAAGGACTGGGGCTTTTGCTTCTGGGCGTCGTCGAAAATACAGGTGGGGTTGACGATCTGGCGGCGCGGATCCGGAACATTCCGACGGCGCTTCAGCAAGTCGTTATCATGGCGGGCGCGACCTATGACGGTTTGGCGGCGCTGAACAAGCTGAAGAACCCGTTCGAAGCGTTCAATAACAGCATGAAACGCGGCGCGGCGTCCATGGTTGACTGGAACCATGAAAGCGAACTGTCCCGTTATCGTCAATATCACTTGAACGAAGCGGTCGAAGACGGCGCGAAGGAAATCCAGCGTATTTCGTATATGGCTGAAGACGCTTCCGTTTCGCATGGCGACTATGCGCGATCGACTGAAGATATCGAAAAGGCGATCGAACGCGCGACCCCGGCGGTTGAAGCTTTCACGAAAGCCCAGGAAGAAGCGAAGGCGGAAGTCGAACGCGTAAACGCCATGATGCAAAGACAAGCTGAAGCGGCGTTCGGGTTGGCCCAGGAATGGCATGGGTTCGAAGAGGATCGGACAAAAACAGCCGAAGACTTTGCTGAAGAACGGGAAGAAATCGAAGCCGCATATCTTGAACAGGTCGCGACCCTTCAGGAAAGGGGAAAGACAACCTATTATCGGATCGACGAAGACGCAAAGCGGCGTCAACTTGCCATAACAGAAGCCCGGATTCAGGAAGCCCTAGAACAGCAAGCGGAATTCAATGAAGAAACGTCGACCCTGGATCGGCTTCGTATGGAAGAACGGATCGCAAACCTTCAGAGTGAAGCCCATGAACAGCGGTCGATCCTAGAACGATCCTATGACGGCATGATCGCGGTCGCTGGGGAAAATACGGACAAGCTGATCGCGGAAGCCCAGCGGGATCGGGACGAATCGATCGCGGCGCTGGAAGAGAAAGCCGCGGCACAAGAAAAGATTCAGCGCGAAAACTTTGGACGCATGCTGTTGGATACGGCGACCCGGTTCGCCGAAATGCGCGGAATCCCAGCCGAAGAAACGCTTCGCATGCAAACGGAAATCAGCAAACAATATGGGCTGATCGACGAAAAGACGGCTGACAGCGCGAATCAATGGATTACGGCGCTTGACAAATGGGCGGACGGCGCAACGGTCGATCTAGGAAAGGTCGCGGAACGGTTGGGCGGCTTTGGCGATACAATGGATACGGAAACCGAAGACTGGGAATCCCAGCTTGAAGAGTTTTCGACGAACGCGCGCGGCGAATTCCAGGACTATGAAGCTTCGATCGCGGCGGCGGTTGGAACGACGGCGTCCCTTCGGGACGCGATCAACGAACTTCAGTCGAAGGAAATCACGATCACGACCCGGATCAAACAAATAAAGGACGTCGTTTCAGAGTATTCCCCGGGCGCGACCATTCCGGACATTTCAGCCCAGCATGGATTCGCTGGCATTGTCGGACCGGGCTTTGGCGGGCCGATCCGGATTACAGCGGGCGAAGGGAATCAGCCGGAACGGGTAACAGTTCAGCCCGTCAACAATTACACCATGAATGTATCGACCCGGGCGACGTCCCCGGCGGTTCAACAGGACTTCCGAATTATGGAAGCTTTAGGGCGAAGGGCATAAAGCATGGGATACTGGAAGATCGTCGTTCCCGAAGAAGGGTTCAACAAAGTTTTGTCCCCCAGCGGCGAAACGGGGAACATTCCGACATATTTCACGGCATACAACGGCGCGGTTGCGGTAAGTCGCTATTCCCTGGACGCCTTTCGTGGCTTTCAGTGTTATCAGATCAACACAAACGGCGTAAATCAGGGTGTTACGCTGAACCTGTCGACCCTTGCGAATGCCGATCACTATATTACCTTTGCGCTGAAGAATCCCCCCAGCGGAAACCCGGCGTCCCCGGGCGTTCAAGCATATATGAACGGCGCGGCACCAACATGGGAAAACCCACAACTGCTTTATACGGGCTTTGACGGCGACTGGCATTTGTACGGGGTTCCCTATGTCGCGGCGAAAGCGAACGGCGCGGGCTTTCTGACCTTCCGGACAACTGTCGGCGGAAACATTTACTGGTATCTTGATCGGGTTCAGGTCGAACAAAAAAACTACTGGACAACGTACATGGACGGCGATCAGCCGGGTTGTGAATGGGAAGGCTTTGCCCATGCCAGTGTAACGCGGCGATCGGCGCTGTCCCGGGCTGGGGGAAGGGTCCGGGATCTGTCGGAAGTGTATCATTTCGATATCGAATCCATGGACGGCGCGGGGCTTCCCCCTAACGAAATACGGTCCTTCGAATTCGCCCTTTCCCCAGGCGGCGACGTCCCCCAGATCCGCGATACCATGCGACCCTTTACCTTGACGGGCGTTTTGGAAGACCCCGGGTCCTGGAACAGCCTGGAAGACGTCCGATTGATCCGAAGGGACTTGATCGAAATTCTGAAGGGCGATTCGTTCCCCCTGAACCTGGGACGTCCCCAGCCCGTTCGTTTATGGTACACTGAAGGATCGGATTATCCCCCGCGTTACATCGATCTTCATTATGAAGAAGGGCTTCGGTTGGCTGTCCATGGGACCTTCCCTTGTTCGGAAGTTCTGGCGCTTCGTTTTCTGGCTGAAGACCCCTATTTCTACGAAATAAAGGACTTTGCGCGATCGCTTTCCAGGCGCGAAACGCTGTTGAACACCCAGCTTGTCTATGGGCGGATCAAAGACGGCGAAATTTGGTCGAACCTGGGTCCCCCGAATGCCGCGGGGACCTATACGTCGATCAACGCGATCGTCTTTGGCCCAGACGGGAAGCTTTATGTCGGCGGAAACTTTACCTTTTTTGACGCGATCCTGGGCGCTGATTACTTGTGTCGATATGATTTTCAAGCCGCAACATGGGACCTTGTCGGTCCGGCGGGTTCAGTAAATGGAATCGTCGACGCGTTGGCGGTCGGACCAAACGGGCTGATCTATATCGGCGGACAGTTCACGAACCTGGGCGGCGCGAACGGGGACAGCTTTTCAAGCTATGACCCCGCGACAAATACTTATGCCGCGGTTGGCGACATAACAGGCGCGGGCGTTGCAACGCTGACAACCGTAAACGATATAGACTTTGCCAGCAACGGCGACATTTGGATCGTCGGGAACTTTCTGAACGTTGGCGCGAACCCGTCCGCGGACTATATCGCGCGATACGACTATTCTGTCGGCGGCTGGAATACCCCGTTCGGCGCGGCACCTGCGACCGCGACCATGTATGCTTGCGTTGTCGATTCCGACGACTATGTCTGGGTTGCGGGATCCGCGGCGAACCTGGGCGGGCTGGGCGCGAACGGGAACTATATCGCGAAGATATTTCAGGGCGTCATGTATCAAGCGGTCCCGGGCGGCGCGAACAGCGTTGTAAATGCGTTGGAACTGGGGGACGATCAATCGGTTTATGCGGGCGGAAACTTCACGACGCTGGGCGGAAATACGGCATGTAATTACATCGGGCGCATTCTGGCGGGTCAGGCGTTCGATCTGGATTCTGGAACAAACGGGCGGGTTTGGAACATTCACAAGGCCCCCGACGGTATGCTTTTTGTGTCCGGCGTCTTTTCGGCGGCGGGCGTTTTGTCTGTCGATCGGGCGGCGGCATGGAACGGGTTTACATGGGTCCATGTCCCGGTTTACCGCGGCGCGGGGACGGTCTACGAAATGACAACCGGAATTCCGGACCCGACAACTAGCGAACGTTATGATCTGTTTTTCGGCGGAACCCAGACGGGGACCGTTTACGCGGGTAGCAGAACGGCGATCACATATCCTGGGACCCAGGCGACAAGGCCCCTATTTCGTTTCTACGATCCAACAGGGAACGCGGACTTGTATCTTTTCCGGAATGAAACGCTGGGCGCGGACCTTTACATGGACTATAGGGTCAGAAATGCCGAAGATTTCCGCGTCGATCTTCGACCCGGGAAAGTGTTAGTCTACAGCGAATTTGCTGGAAGGAAACCCGGCGCGATCCTTCCCGGAAGCGATATCGAAGAGTTTAGAGTTATCCCCGGGGAAAACATAATCAGCATGTTTACCCCGCACTCTTCCGGGTCCCCCTTTATCAGCATGCCGATCTGCTATGGAAGTGTTGACTAAATGGGAATTGACGTCCGGATCTATGATGACAAGGGGACCCCGGCATATCAGATCGGCGACTTCTTTCGGCTGGAAGCCGTCCGGGTCCTGGGGGACGTCGGCGGCTGTCGGCTGTCCATTCCGGAAGGAAAATACAAAGTCGGGGATTTTCGGCGCGACATGATGATCGCGTTCACGTATGAAGTAAGCGGTTTCGGGACAAGTTGGGTCTTTCTATTGCGCGAACTGGGACGCATTCCGGGCATGATTCTTCTGGACGGGGACAGCCCCCTTTGTATCGCTGAAGATCGGATCGTTGCTTACCCAGCCCATACAGCCCAAACGGAAAAGACGGATCAGGCGGACGATATCATGCGGGCGGTCATGCGCGAAAACCTGGGCGCGTCGGCGACGTCCAGCCGCGACCGATCGTCATATCTAACGATCGGCGGCGACTTGGCGCAAGGCCCGAATGTTTCCAAAAGCTTCGCATGGCAAAGCGTTTTGACTGTTCTTCAGGACTTACGGGGACAGGCGTTGATCAAGGGAACGAAGATTTACTTTGATCTTGTCCCGGTCTTTAGCGGACAGAACGTTCGCTTTCGGTTCGACACATATCTAAATCAACCCGGCGTTGATCGGACAACGGGATCCCAGAAGCTTGTATTTTCCGAAGAACGCGGAAACCTGATCGATCCATCGGTTTGGTACACTTGGCGACAGCGTCCGACTTATGCTTATGCGTTGGGACAGGGCGAAGGGGAAGATCGAACCCAACAGGAAGCCGCGGCGACGGGCGCTTCGGACAGCGTCTGGGCGCGGGTTGAAACGTATGTCGACGCGCGCATGTCGGAAACGGACGCGGCGGTTCTGGCTGAAGCCGAACGGGAACTGGCAAGTCGGGGACCCATTGTCCGATTCGAAGGCGGCGCGGTCGATACGGACGGATCGCGTTTTGCGGTCGACTGGAACTTTGGCGATCGGGTAATTGCGGAATACAATGAAACCGAATACGAATGCCTGATCGATACGGTTCATATCGATCTTCAGGCGGGCGAACCGATCGCGGTTTCGGCAAGGCTTGTATATGAAGGGCTGATCGGATCATGATGGGCGAAAGGACAGCGGCGCGAATCGCGTCGATCAACAAAGACATTCAGCGCGGCGGAAAGGCTGAAATTCTCCATAGGGATCAGCATGCATGGGCGCATTCGATCAGCATGGCCCTTGCGTTCCCCGGGCTTCGCGGGCTTTGGCCCATGTCGCTTGTTTCGGCGGGCGGAATCGCGGAACCGATCGCGGGGAATGCCGGACAGCTATCCTATAACGGGAACCCACAATATGGAAACGACGGCTTTGCCCCCTATATCGATCTGGACGGCGCGGGCGATTATCTTTCTCATATTGATTCGGTCGAATTCGACATTCGCGCGAACGAAGCCTATATGGAAAACCCCGGGTTGACGGTTGGCTGTTTCATGTACCCCGGCGATACGGCGAACTTTCAGGGCATTTTTTCAAAGTGGGGCGGCGCTGGGGGACGGTCTTATCTCCTTTATGCCGCGGGGAACGTTGCTGGGGATCCGGTTCGATTCAATATAAGCGACGACGGGACAAATTCGGATCCAGTATCGTCGGTTAGCGGGTATTCGGCAAATACATGGCATTTCGTTTGTGCGCGGTTCGACGATTCGGACGCGGGGAATGAGCTTGCCATTTGGCTGAATGACGAAAAGACGACGGCTGGGACAGCCCGGAACAGCATTTTCAACAGTGGTTCAGCGGTTTCGGTTGGGTCGCTGGGCGCGGCGTCGTATTTTACCGGGCGGTTGTCCCTTGTCTTTCTTGTCGCGTCCGCGGTTCCAGACGCATTGATCGGCGCATTTTACCAACAGGCGCGCGCGGTTTACAGCATATAGAAAGGATAGAACATGTTGTCCAGGTTTGTGAACGGCATTCACGACGAAGGCGATCCGGCGCTGTTCAACCGGACGGGCGGAACGATATTGCTTCCCCGGGCGGTTGGGCATGATCCGAACGACATGGGCGGGATCGGGGATATCAGCCCCTGGGACGGCTTGACGGTCGCGGTCCGGATTCAGCATGCATGGGGGACGCATGGCGGTTGCATAGCACCGGAACGCTTCATGGGGGACTTTGTTCGGCGCGTTGGGAATTATGCAAAGGCGTCCCCGGGCGTTCATGTCTGGATCATCGGGAACGAACCGAACGTCGACTGGGAACGTCCCGAAGGCTTCCCGATCCTTCCCCGATTCTATGCTGAAACCGTCCAGGCTTGCGCGGGCGCGATCCGGGCGAACCCAGGACATATTGACGATATCGTGATCCCGGGACCGACAGGGCCATGGAATAATCAGACGTTCTATGAAACGAACCCGCGCGGGGACTGGGTTCAGTATCTTCAGGACGTTTACCTATTTCTTCAGGAATGGGGATTCGACATTCAGGCGACGGCGATCCATACGTACACCCATGGGGCGTCCCCGCGGCTTGTTTACGTCGATCGACCGATGGATCCCCCCTTCGAAGATCGACAGTTCGAATTCAGGGCGTTCGAAGATTACGCGCGCATGTTCGTTCGGATCGGGCTGGGGGACGTCCCCATGTTGATTACGGAAACCGATCAGAACGAACCCTGGGTCGCGAACGGTTGGATCAATGAAGCCTATACCTTTGTCGAAGCCTGGAACTTGGCTGAACGGAAGCCGACAATCGGGTCCCTGATCTTGTATCGCTGGGACCATGACAAGTTCGAAATCGTCCGGAAGCCGGACGTTATAGAAGAAATCAGAAGCGTATTTTCCAGGGGAATAACCTGGAAGAAAGGGGATCAGGAAATGCCGGAAGAATGGAAGACGGTTTATGGAACGTCGTTCGACCCCCCTGAAGGCTGGGTTTATCAGAACGGGATCAGCGAACTAGAAGTCCCTGGGGACGGCTGGGTCGCGGAATGGTATGAAGATCCAGCCGAAGGGAAGTTCGACCGTCCAGAAATCAAGCCAAAGATCCGGGACGGTCAGACGAATCAACCGGAAGTCCGGACCGAACCGCGGTCGCTGTCGATCGGGACGGCGTTCGCGTCCCATAGGGCATGCGTCCGGAAGCGGCTTGTCGGCGTCAAAGCCGGACAACAGATCCGGGCGTTCTGTTGGGTCATGGGCGTTTCGCATCATAACGACGGATCCATAGGCGGCGGGCTGGGACAGGTCCTGGGCGTTGTCGCGGACGGGGAAGACTTTCTTTCCGGGTCCTATGGATCATGGTATTCGTCGGACGATTCGTCATGGGCGGAACGAACCTGGGTTCAGATCCACTATGAAGGCCCAGCCCCTTCCGACAACCCATGGATCGTCCTTCGATCGGACGCGCGCGAAGCGTATGAAGCCCAGTACAGCCATTATGACGATCTTTCGGTCGAAGTTTTGGGCGAATCCAGCCCAGGACCCGGACCCGGTCCTTCCCCTGGGGGAACACTGTATGATCATATTGACGCTGTTCGGGCGGCGCTGGAAGAGGTCGACGATCGGCTTCGGGAACTGGAAGACTTTGTGGTTTCCGGTTCCAGGACTTGTCTTTTGGTCGAATAGGGGATACTATGGGGATCACAAACCAACAGATCGCCGAAAGCGTTCAGGACGCCATTCGTCAAATGGGGGAAACTGTCGATCACGCCATGACTGAAATCGCAAAGATCGCGCAAGCGTTCAGCGAAGCCCAGGATCGACGGGCTGAAATATATGAACGAACCATGGCGAAGCTTTCGGCTGAAAACCGCGCGGACCATGAAGAGTTCAGGAAGGCGATCGCGGAAATGTCGGTTTGTGTTCAACTGCTTCAGGCGAATCAGGCGCGGCATGATGACAACTGGAAGCGGGCATGGGCGATCTTGCTGGCTGTCATCATTATTCCGGTTGGCGCGGCGATTGTTTCTTTGGTCCTTCATGTATGAAGGGAAAGGGGAATTTGGTATGTTGGAAATGATGATCGGACCCGTTCAGGTAGTTTTGTTGGTCCTGGGCATTGTCGAAGCCGCGAAGCGGTTCGGCGTGAATGGGAAGGCGTCGGAAGCCTTGGCGCTGGGGATCGGCGTTGTCCTGTTCGGGGTTGCGTCCGCGATCGAAGCGGGCTTGATCCCGGACGCGGCGGTTATGTATATCATAATCGCGGCGCGCGCGATCGCGGGCGCTTTGGCGGCGACGGGCTATTACGACTTGGGAAAGAAGATTCTTCGACAGGCGGCGGTTTCGATCGCGGGCGTTCCGCGGGTCATGCGGAAGTAAAGACAATTCAGGGGGATCGAAGACGGGGACCCGGCAACGGATCCCCGTCTTTCGCGTTCTGGGCGCTATATCGCTGGACCGCGAAGGTTGTACGGGAATTCCTGATTATAGCGCGCGCGGCGGTCCTGAAAGCTGATCGCGACGTCGGCGGACAGTTCGAACATGGTTTCTTCGTCGATCGGGTCCCGGACCCCGAATTCGATCAAGGCGTCTTCGGCAAGCTGGGTTGCGTTGACAAGATCGGTCTTCGGGTCGACGAATTCTTCGACAACTTCGCGCATGTAGGCGCGGACTTCGGTTTTGTTCAGCATCTTGTTTGCCCCTTTCAGGCGATCGGAACGTATTCGCGGCGAATCCAACCCGCGGCGTTCTGGGCTTCGACCCGGAACCCCTTCGGGGATTCTACAAAGGACAGGTCCCGGGCGACCCCTTCGTCTTCCCATTCCTGGATCTTTCCCATGCATTCCCGACAAAGCGTTTCATGGTGCAAGCCCATGGACGTTGTGAAGGTTGCTTCGAATCTGGCGACCCGGTTACAACGCTTCCCGTTTCTGTACTCCATACAAAGGGCTTTCCCGGCTTTGTTCGTCAGCGTTTGGCGCGGCATGTTCTGTCCCCTTCTAGGGGGACCCTTTCGGGTCCCCCTTCGATTCCTAGTCCATTTCCCGGCGAAGAATGTCCAGGTAATACCTATACGCGACTTGATCGACTGGGCTTCGCGGGTTCGAAAGCCCGGTCAGCATCTTGACCCGAATCAGTTCTGAGCGGCTTTGGGGGACCTTGATTCCGGCTTCGTCGAACCCCCAGGTTGTGACCTTCAGCCAGTCTTTCCCGTCCCGTTCCAAGTCCAGGGTGAAAACCTGTTCCGCGTTCCAGCCGTCCGGAACTTTGCCCATGTCCCGGCGATATGACCGGGCGCTTTTGCTTCTGATAAGGTGGTTTGTGGCTTCTTTTGTCGCTTGCTTCAGGGTCTTCATTTCGTTTCCCTTTCTGTCTGTATCCCCCCGGACAGCTATAGTATAGCATAGTTCTAGAATCTTGTCAAGGGGGATTCACGACGAATTCACGTAAAAAGGGGACGAATTCGGAAATTCGTCCCCTATTCGAACCCGGGTTAGACTATTTTCGTTCAGACTTCGTCCCCCCATGCCCAGCCCGGGAACGCGTCGTTCAGCCCCGGGACAACAGGACGGGCTTCGAACCTCTTCCCGTCAAAGAACGCGACCCCGTCCCGAATCGGGATCAGGCTGTATCCATAGTCGACCGTTCCGTCAAAGTCCAGGATCAACAGCCCCTGTTGCCATTGTTGCTTTGTGGTTTTCCCCGGGACCCGTCCGTCAATATGGCATGTACAGCCGGGACAGACGGCTTCGATCGTCCTGGGTCCGTCCCTATAGAACATGGTCCGTCCCTGGACTTCCCGACGGTGAATGTGTCCGAAGATTTCGACGGCGTCCGAATCCCATGCCATGGCCTTTGCGGTTCGCCCAGGCGCGCGGGCTTTGGGACCATGTCGAAGAACGACGGCTTCATTGATCCAGTCGTCGTCGTCGGGATATCCCCCGATCCATTCAATCCCCAGGCTGTCCAGCCCCAGGGCTTTTTGTATCGTCAACAGCCCCGGTCCTTCTGGCGCGTCCGCGGACTTCAGATCGTAGGCCCATGCCATGCGCTTGACGATCGCGTCGACCCAGCGAACTTCGTGATTTCCTTCGTGGCATGTGATCTTTGCCCCGGGAAATGCGGACCGGAATCGGGAAAGATGGTAATGGGCTTCGTAAACCGCGGGCTGGGTCAGGAACTGATATTCGGGCGATCGGACGAAATGATCGGTTGTGTCCGTCCAGTCGTTCAAATCCCCCAAGAAATCAACCCGGGAAACCCGGGCAACCTGGGCGATTTGTAGCGCAAGGTCCAGGACCCGGCGATCGTGAAGGGGGACAAGCCGCATGGTCTTCATGCTTTCGCGCGCGAAGCCTATATGGGCGTCCGCGATCACGATCGACCTTCCTTCGGCGACTTGGGGTTCTGGCGGTTCGGGCGCGGGGACTTGGGCGGTTACAGCCTTGATCATCGGGCGGACTTCGATCGGGTCCTTTCGCACAAAGCGACAGGAAACCGAATACAGCGTTATCGTTTCCAGCCCCTGTTTCTTGACGTATCCTTCGATTATTTTTCCTTCGGACCATACAAGATCGGCGCGTTCTTTCTTTGCCCAGCCGTCCCAGGTTTTGAATTCGGGCTGAAGCGGGTCCCAGACGTTCAGATCGATCGAACAGGCTTCGATCAGTTCGTCCAGGGTTTTGATCTGGGGACCGATGACAGAAGCTTCGGCATAGTTTCCCTGTTCGGTAAACCGGGCTTGCATGGGATTCGGTTCGTTCGGCTTTGGATCAACAAATCCGGGCGGCGGTTCGGGCTTTGGCAATTTCTTCATGGACTGTCGGCGTTCGGCATAATTGCGAAGCCTGTTCCGTATTCGATACGAAGCGTCGAATCCGAAGAACCCAGCCAGTTCGCTGTACGTAAACTTTCCGCCATGCGCGACAGCGTTCCGGAATGCCCATTCAAGATGTATGTCTGGAACGTCGGACATATAACCCCCTATGATGGATCCTAAAAGGTTTGTTCCATTATAGCACAAAGCCGCGACCCGGGAAAGGATCGCGGCTTTGTATCGTCTGGATCACGTTCTACAGATCGGCGTCAAGTTCTTGTGCCAGTTCGATCATGTCCCGAAGGTAAAGGTATTCAAGGCGTCCCGGCTTCATGGACGGGCGCTGGGCGACCCATTCCAGAAAATCCATGGCGCGCGTTTCCCAGCCGCTTCGTTCTTTGGGCGCTTGATCGATGATCGGTCCGATGACTTCTTGAACGGCTTTGATAGTTGCGGATAGATACGCGTCTGAATGTCCAGGATTTACGTCCAGATCGGCGAGCGTATGGATCAGGTTCTGAAGGTTCAGCGTCCAGGCGTTCCGCGGATCGTCGTCGATCTTTGGAAGTTCTGTTTCGCCAGCTTCCCCGACGATCGGCTTACTGAAGATCGGAAGATCCCCGGCGCATGCCATGTCCAGGATCAGATCGACGGCTTCGGTCAGCATTCCGCGGACGATATCCTTCTGGCATTTCCCATGCGCGATCATTCGCTGGCATTCGTCCCGGCGCTTTTCGGCGAATTTGGGCATGGTCGCGATACAGCCGTCACATGTGATCGCGCGAAGAAGTTCTTCAGCCATTGTCTTTTCCTTCCTGTTCGGCGGTCAGTTCCCGGGCGCGTTCCAGAAGGGCTTTCCGGTCCATGGTCCCGAAGGTCGCTTCGTACAGCATGCCGATCCCCAGGGTCAGGATTTCGCGGACCGTAAAGTCCCCTTCCGTCTGAAGCCGTTCCTTTTGAGCATAAGTGTTATTCGAAACGCGGGTCCCAAGCTGTTTCATGTTCGTTTCCTTTCTTCTATATGTTCGGCGTTGGTCTTGGCGGCGGCGGCTTGTCCTTTCGGATAATCGGAAAGTATCCCTTCAGTTCCAGATCGGCGGCTTCGTTCGGCGGAAACGGGCGCTGTTCGTCACATAGGGCTTCACATTCGACCGGGTCCTTTCCCGATTCGACGCATTCCAGAATACAGGCAAAGGACGGATCCGTGATCGGCGGCGATATGGGCGACTGGCTGAACGCTGGAACCCCACCAAAGGCGGCGATCATGGCCCAAAGGAACAGGGCGAATAGGGTCAGGATCGCAAGCCCGATCAGAAAGCGTTTCATGTCAGCCCCCAGCCCAGCCGCGGAACGTCGGACGATTCCGGCGCGACGTACACAAAGGACTTTGGGTTTTGCCCAAGTTCCAGCCGGACATAGTTCCCGGACAGGATATCCATGGCGATCGTATAGGCGATCGCACTCTTCGCGACCGGGTGTTTCCCGTTTGTCTGAACGTTTCGCCCTTTGTTGAATGCGACGTCCCGGACGTATCGAAGGACGTATCGATCCAGATCGGGGATTTCGATCCAGCCCCGGGACGCAAAGACCCCGGAATCGCTGTCCAGGCGTCCGATCGACGGGCATTCCGCAAGTTGGCGCATTCGCGCGCGCAAAGCCGCGACAACGGCCCCGATCATCGGATCGTTCGGGTCCCTGGGCGAACGGGTCGCGTATCCCCGAAAGATATATTCCCCGTCCCGGATTTCGGCGATCGTTTCTTCGGCGGTCCGGGATCGAACGAACAAGATCCTGATCCGGTCTTCCATGTCGTTTGCCCTTTCTTCGATCTTGCATAGGTTCAGGGGGATATCATCACCTTGCAAATAGCTTTCGTAAAAGTCGGCCATGCTAGTTCCCTTCCGGCGGAACGAAATCGACCCATAGTAGAACTTTCCCGAATCCGGCGTCGACCATGAACGACGCGATCGCAAGCCCCAGGTCTTTCAGGTTTTCGCGGACGGCGACCAAATATCCCTCTTCGTCCTGGGTTATTTCGCATTCCCATGCATTCGTCTTCTGTCCTTCCTTCATGACCCGAACGCATACGCGATAACGTTCCCAGTCATGAACGACTTCCGGCGAACTGAACCCATGCAACGGAATATCAGTCCCCAGCGATTCACGAACCGCATGCGCGACGTTCCGAAGATGCACGTTTTTGCTGAACAAAACTTCGACTTGCCCCATGACATTGTCCTTTCTTTTGGCTTTCGGGCGGATTTGATTCGCACATGTTCATTATAGCAAATTGAACGACGCTTGTCAAATTATGTCAGTAAAGCCCCTTCAGCCCAGCCCGGGCGATCATCGTATCGCACATGGGATCCTCTTCCGAACAACCTTCGGTTTCACAACAGGAACCCGCGGCGATATCGACCAAAGCCGCGATCATGGAAACAAGGCGTCGGGCGCGGTCTTTGGCATTCAATTCGGCGAATTCTTTCGCGATCTGTTCTGTCTTCCAGCCATAGATCGATTCTGGCATGTTATGTCTTCCTGTCTGTCTGCTGTCTGTCTGTCCTGGGGGCTGTCATGACAGCCATGTCAGTCCCCGGGTAGTGTAGGGGGGACCGGGCGTAATGCCGGACCCAGGCTTTCCCGGTTGGGGACAGTTCCGGCGTTTCGCGTTCCCCGACGGCGTCGACCCAGCCGCGATCCCGGAAGCGGTCGAACATGGTTTCCCAGTCGGACGGGTTGACTTTGTGTCGGCGAATCGCTTCTGTCTGGGAAAAGTTTCGTCCTTCGTTCACGACGGCTGAACAGAACTTCTTCCAGGCGCGCGCGTCTTTCAGTGTAGGATGATCATGAATGGACTGTCCCTGTCCAGTGTCAAGGGACCCTTCGACCTTCCAGACAACTTCCCGGACAACTTCGCGCGGTTCGGCGACCGGGCGATTGTCCTTCCATGGCATGTGGCGCGCATCGTCCCAGGTAATCGGCGCGTCCGGATCGGATACGTCAACCTGGGCGAATGGCGCGGGCCAATTCGGGTTCTTTAGCTTCGGGACGAAATACCAAAGAATCGCGGCGGCGGGCGCAACGATCCAGGGAACCCCGAACAACAGAAACAGGGGAATGTAAACCCAGCCCGTCAAGGCGTCCCAGTAATTTCGGAACCCGGCGATCCATGTCCAGACAGCCGTTATCAGGACCCAGCAAACCCCGATCGCAAGATCCGCGAACTTTGCGATCAGAAAGGCGACCCGGACCGAATTCGAAATTTCGTCCCCGGCATGCCGGGTAATTTCGACTTCCCCGCGGCTTCCCCAGGTCATTCGATCAGCCCGTCCCGGACGGCTTTGTTCTGTCCCTTCAGGACCCGGAACCCCAGAAACAGCCCCCCGACTTTCGCCGAACAGGTAAGGCTTTCGTCGATCCGATGGATCTTTTCGATCTTCGTTCGGACCCGGGTCCCCCCGGCTTTGGCTTGCGTCTGGGGATCATAGATCCGGGCGATCACGGCTTGCCCTTCCTGAAGGCTTGACGTTTTCCATGTTAGTTCAACCGCATGCGGCTTCGTTACCATGTCCATTCGTCCTGTTCCCAGTCCGGCGGATCTTCTTCGGCGGGCGGCGGATCTTTCTTTTGTGGCGGATCCAGCGGGATCGGTTCAGTGTTCATTCGTGGGCGGTTTGCGGCGTTGATCATTCCAGCCGTCCATGAAAAGTACGTTTCCAGCGGCGGCGGCGCGCGATCCATCCATGATGTGTCGGCTTTGGGAACCCGGTCCAGGCATTCCTTTACAGTCGGAAAGCGGCGTCCGGGATCGGCGAATGCCTTTTCCCAGGCTTCGCCAGTGAACCGATCTGTTTCAGGGGGGACAACCTCTTCGCCGATCGTCCATGCCGGGATCCATGGGTATTTCGAAATGGACCCGGACTTTGTCAGCCATGAAAGCTGTCCCTGGGCTTTCAGCGCGCGGTAAACGCGAAGGGTCGCTTCGGCGTCCTGAACGACGTATTCCAGGACCTTTCTTTGTTCTTCGGCGCTGAACCGCCACATGTCCGGCGCAAGGTCCCCATGCATTCCTTCGGTTTTTCCTTCGACGGACAGCCCGTCCGCGGCGGCTTGAAGGCTGATCGGGAACCCTTTCTGAACCCGGATCAGGAACATAAGATCGATGTGGTTCATAGCAAGGATCCCGATCTTCTGTTCCAGCCCCCGATCCCCCCCAGCCGCGAACGCAAGGGCGCGAAAGTCGAAGGACAGCCCGTTCCAGGTTACGATCGGGATCTTCTGAACAGCTTGAAGGTCCCAAAGGTAATTGACAAGATCGCCGATCGCTTCCGGCGACATGGCGAACGCAAAGTCGAACCCCGGACCCGGCATGTCCGGGTCAGCCCAGAAGCGGCTTTCGCCGTCCTGAAGGGCTGTCCCGGCGCATGAAATGTCAAGCCCCCGTTCCCAGTGAAACCCTTCCGGAAGTTCTTCCGAAATTTCCAGATCGAACGCGCAAACCTTCATGTCCTGTCCTTTCTTTCTTACGCGGATCGCCGTTTGTGACAACCCGGGCATTCGCGTAAGATTTTAGAATGGTATATCGCCGTCTTCTACAAAGCCGACGGGTTCTTCGGTCCCATTTTCGGCGGATTCGTTTTCCTGGGCGCTGTCCGCGTCTTCCCCCAGGGGAAGATACTGTTCCAGGTTCCCGGCGACCCGGATCCCCGGGTTGACAACCTGTCGACCGACTTCTTCGGGAACGACCCCGGCGTCGATCAGCTTTTTGAATGCGCGTTCGTCAAGCTTTAGGGCCATATCCTTTTCTTTCGCCCAGCGGAACGCGGCGTCCTGATCGATTTCATAGACATGCCGTTCGACAACCGACACAACTTCATGGGTCTTTTCCCCGGTCAGCCGGAATAGGTCTTCTATAACGATCTGGATCTTTCCGCGAAGAGTATCGATCCGGGCCTTCCCTTGCGCGACGTCCCCCTTCCAGCGTTCGATCTTGTCCCAGATCCCGTCCCGTTTCAGGATCCGTTCGGCTGTTTCCTGGGCGTCCGCCAGCATGACGGCGCTGTCTTCCAGGTCTTGTTCAGCCTTTGCCAACTGTCCCAAAAGGCGGACAAGCTTCCGATTCGAAATCGTTACAAAGTCGCTCATTCTAGTTTACCTTTCAGCCAGTCGACCCCGGCGTTCAACTGTTCGGCGGTCATGTCCTGAAGGTTGGGTTTTCCCTTTTCGTTCAGAGCCCGATTGATCGCGGTTACACCCCTCAGGTCCGGGTAAACCGTTTCCATAAGTTCCTGGAACTGGGCGCGAAGCAGTCCGACGTTGTCCCCGGCGGGCGTGGGCGATTTCTGATCTGTCATGCCCAAATGGGCGCGAATCGCCTTTATATCGTCCGGGCGGTCTTCCGGCTTGACGTTGTCCAGGATCCATTTTAGGTATTTCGGGTCCTTTTCCGCGACTTCGGCGACAGTCTTCGCGTTCGGCGGGCCATGCTTTCCGAACGTCATGACGTACAGCCCGGGCTTTCCGGCGGGCGGCTTCTGGGTCTTTGTCGGCGTCGTCTTTGGCTGTCTGCTTCCCGGCTGGGTCCCGGCTGAACCGTCGGCGTCGTCTTCCCCCGTCGGGATCAGAAACGTTTTGATCAGCCCGTATTTTACACCTGCGGTAAGGGCCTTGTTTGCCCCCTTGTCCTGTTGATCGTCGGCTTCCCCGATCCATCGGACCGTGAACGATTCGCCGGATTCGGCGTCCGCGAAGGTCGCGTCGATCCCGACGATCGTCTTGATCGTATCGTTCCCCCGGGAAGACGTCCGGGTTTCCTGTCGGAAGTCGGCAACGGACACAAAGAACGCGATCCCATGTTCGGCGAACTGATTCCGGACCGATTCCAGAACGTCCGCGTCCAGGACGTAATCATAATTGAAATGCGGGTTCCGTCCGCGTTTGGGGATTCGTTCGATCGACTTCAGGATCAGGGCCATTTTTGCGAATAGGGATTTCGGGCTGTTCTGTTCAGACATTTCGGGCGTCCTTTCTTTGGTGGGGGGACCCGGCTTCGGGCGCGGGTCCCCCTGTCGGTTTCTGTTGACGTTCGGCGCTTGCTACATGTCGACCGTCCTTTCAGCGTCTGGCGAATACGTCCCCGGGCTTTCCCCGGGCGCTTTCATTTCGGACCGTCCTTTCGTTCGCATGCGTATTATAGCACAATGAACGGACGCTGTCAAGTTCTATATGCTAGATCCATGGTATTCCAGGAACCCTTTTAGGGGATGGGACCCGGGAAGGAAGGGAAGGGACTTCAGCCAGTCAAGGTATTGAAGCCCGTACACATGGAACATGCTTTCGGCGATTTCCAACATGGGCGGTTCGATCGCGGTTTCATGATGGTTCGCGCAAAGCAGAACGCAATTGAACGGCGTATGAATCAGGACCCGAAGCGGCTTCGCCCAACCCTGGACAGCCGATCGGCGGATCGCTTCATGGATATAGAATCCCTTCGGCGAACAGTCCGCGGACGTTACCCAACACCGTCCGTCCCGAAGCTTCAGGAAGGGGAAAAGCTGAACCCAGCGATGGGCATTCAGATCGTCCCCGACGTCCGGGAACCCGATCGCCAACTGTCGATCCCCTTCCGGCTTCCAGGCTTTCACTTCCATTCCATGTGCCATGTTAGTCATGCGGCTTCCTTTCAGATTCTAGGGTTCTGTCGACCGTGAACCGGGCATTCCAAAGCAAAGATCCCGGCTTTCCATTTCCATACGGCCCCGGCGCATTTCGGGCATAGGATCATGGTCATTCGGCCCAGTTCATTCCAGCGGACCGGATCCCCGGGCTGTCCACAACAATAGCAGGGCTTCACTTTGGGAATCAGGTTCAGGAAGTCGGCTTGTTCAGGCATGCGATTACTTTCTTCATGACAATTGCTTCCAGCGCGGGGACCTCTTCCGGCTTCGGTTCGCGCATGCATGGAAGCTTGACAGGGTCCTGGGGCATTCCCCCGATTTCGATCGCAAAGATGGCGCGCGGCGGTCCGTCATATCCCAGCCAACCCGCATAATCGACCCCGACTTCGACTTCAGCCTTTGCTTTCTTCATGGTTTCCCTTCCCATAGGTCGCATATCAGTTCAGCCATTTCGATTTCGGTCCGAATAGTTCCCGGGTCGCGTCCGCATGTAAACTTATCGGCGCATTCCTGGATCCATTCGCAATTCAGGCAAGATCGGCGCGGGCGGAACCGAAGGTTGATCGGCTTGTGTAATCCGACTTGATCTTCATGTTCGATTCGGCAAATACGAAGCGACAACAGTTCCCGGACGAATTGTTCCCAGGAAAAGTCCTGGATCGGCGCGTCCTTCCGGTCCAGGCGGGTCATGTGAAACATGTGCGTTCGATAGATCAGAAACAGGCTTCGTTCAGCCTGTTCCCCGTACAGGGCGCGGTAATGGCGGCGGAATTCTTCGATCATGCTTTCGCTTGCGGCTTGTTCGATTTTCATGTCAGATCCTTTCGTCAAGCAATTCCAACAGTTCGGAAACCCGCGGTTCTTTTGCTTTACCGATATAGGGAATCGAATCGCGCATGTCGATCCCGTCTTGTCCCGGGACTTCGTTCCCCAGCGTTACCCAGCCTGGGCGCATGCGGCGGGCGTACAGTTCACAGTATCTTTGCCCCGGATACGCGGCTTCTAGGTATTCATGAACGTTGTCGGGCTTTTCGGAATGGTCCCCCGGGATCGTAAAGAAAACCTGGGGAAACATTTTCACTTCAGGAAGCGGCGGCTTCCCCTTCTTCCCCAGGACAACAAGTTCAGCGTTCGAAGCCGTGTAATGCCCCGGGCGCTTATGGATTCCGCGGACCAACAGATCATGAAGGTTCCGGCGCTGAATCAGATCCGCGACGAACAGCGGTTGGGACCGAACTTCGTTCAGGAATCCTTTTGTCAGCTTGATCCAGACGAATTCCAGCGTTATGGGCGTACAGCCCCAGGCTTCCAGGACGGGTCCGGCGTCGAAGAAATGGGGACCCGTTGTCCATAAGTGAACGAAACAGTCGTCGGCCATGATTTCCGGGACTGGCATGGAACAGATTTCGTCAAGCCCCGATAGGTTATAATGTCCTTCAGCCCCGTTCCCGAACTTTGTCCGGGTCCCCCCGAACCCTTCGTTCAGGCGTTGGTTATAATGCCAGTTCGGATCGGCGATTATATGATCGAACTTCATGCCGGGTCCTTTCCCGATACGCTGAACAGCCGTCCCGTATTATGGACCGCGGGCGGGTCCGTTTCTTCGTATTCCGTAATTGCCATTTTCGCCATGGAATCAATTATGATCGGGTCCCCGGCTTCGACAAGGTCGAACAGGTCCCAGGATACGATACAGATTACTGTACATGACCCCTTCGGTCCATGCATCGTGAACTTGGCGCGCGGGCTTCGACCATACACCAAAGATTCTATGACTTCATATCCTTCGTAACAGGCGATCATATTGTTTCGCCCAGAACGTCCATGGCGCGCGCGATCGCGGCGTCTTCCAGCTTTTCCCATGGCGCGTCGATCTGAACGTCTTCGCCGTCAACATGAACGTATAGCAAATGTTCCCCGGTCGCGACACAATAGCTCAAATTCCAGCCGTCTTCTACAGGATGGATCGCGGACAACTTTGCTGTTACCATGGTAGGTCTTCACTTCCTTTCGGCGGCGGGCTGTCCATGATCGGCGGTCCCGAATCCATAAACCGGAAGCGGTCCCCTTCGAATCGAAGTGAACAGGACCCCGTTTTCCCCAGTGTATTTTTGTCGGCGCGAAGGGTCGCGCTGGGTCCCCGGTCCCCTTCCCGAATGTCATATTCGGGCATGTCCTTTGTCGCGCGCTGTCGGTCTAGCATGAACATGACGTTCGCCTTGTCTTCCAGTTCCCCCGTATCGCGGATATCGTCGGACGTTTTGATTTTCTTGTCCCGGCTTCCTTTGGAAAACTGGGACCCGATCACGTATGGAATTCCCAACTGTTCAGCGGACGATTTCAGAAGTTCGATCGCGTCCCCTAAAGCCTGGGCGCGTACAGCCCCATGCTCATAGTCCAGGCGAAGCTTTTGAAGGTAATCGACAATGACAATGTCGCAAAGCCCCTTACTGTGAAGGGTCCGGGCGGTCCGGGCGATCCGGGCGGCGGACCAGCGGGGACTATGAACATACGTGATCCCCCCGGCCCAGGGCTTCATGCTGTCGATCGCCTTTAGCGCGGCGTCCGGCATATCCCCGCGTTCTAGGGCTTCCATAGGGACCCCGGAATGTCGACAGGTCCGGCGGTCGACCATGATCGCATGGTTCAGTTCCAAATGAAAGAAGGCGACCCGGATCCCCTGTTTCGCCCAGTGTTCCGCGGCTTGTTCCATGAACGACGTCTTTCCAACCCCCGGTTCAGCCGCGATCGCGCAAAGCGTCCCGGCGCGAAGATGCGAAACAAGGTGTTTTACACCCTTCCATGGGAAGTCGATCCAGAATTGTTCACCCTCTTCCCGGGCGATTTCGTCGGCTTTGCGTTCAAGCTGAAGGTCGACGAACAGGGACAGTGATTCCAGCCAGTACAGAATCGCGTCGTCATGGGACCCTTCCGGGCGAATGCTGTCAAGCCAGCGGCGGGCTTTCCCGAACAGTTCGTCAAGTTCTTCGCGGTCCTCATAAGCGGCTTTGGCGATCTGTCCAGCAACCCGGACCATTCTTCGAAGGGTCGACAGCCTGTTCACGATCCGGGCATGTTCGCGCACATGCATGGCGCTGGGCGTCTTCCCTATGATCCATGTCATGTACGCGACCCCGCGACCCCCGGGATCCGTCCCCAGTTCCTTCAGATCGTCCCCCATTTCGTCGGCGATAATCTGAACGTCGGTCCGGGACTGTTGATCGTGAAGTCGCTTCAGGGCTTCGAACAGGCGGGCATGACCTTCGACGTGAAAGTCTTCGGCGGATACGATTTCCAAAGCCTTACCGATCGCGTCGGGATCGATCAGCATGTCCCCCAACAGGGCTTGTTCCATAGGGACGTTGATCAGCTTTTCGGACGGTTTTACTGCTTCCATTCGGGCGATTCCTTCCAGTCTACAGAATGCGTTTCCGGATCCAACAGGTCCCCGTTCCTATTGTACCATAGATCCCCCCGTTTCTGAAGCCCCATTTCGGCGGCAAGTTCGGCGACCTTGTCTTCAGGAAGGACGTACAAAGCCGGAAGCCATGAAACCCAGAAGTCCAGGCGTTCCCCGGCTGTCATTTCCCAGGGGTTTCCCTGAATGAAGCGGCGCGGCGTCGACGGTCGCGCAAGTTCGGCGCGAAGGACGTCAATAAAGCGGGTTTGGCGCGGCGTAATCAGTTCTTCGGGCTTGTATATGCGATCCGGGTCCAGTCGATAGATCGCTTCCGCGATATCCCCGGGTTCGTAAACGTCCCCATAGTGATCCTGAAGGGTCCGGGCGATATCCCCCTTCTGTTTCCCCGGGACCGTCCCCCAGTCCAGGGACGGCGCGAAATCAACAAACGCGACAGCGGCTTTCAGCCATGGCGACGTCGACGTCTTCCGGCGGGCGCGTTGTGGCGGTCGCTTGATTACGCGTCCATGCGGGTCCCGGATCCGGAAGGGCTGTCCGCAACCTTCGCATTCAGCCGCGGAATTCTTCAGGAAGCGGATTCCAAAGACTTCCCCGCAATTCTGGCATTCGATTTCGCTGTCTGTTTCGTCGACCATGTCGTATTCTTGAACTTCCCCCGAAGGGGGATCGGACGCGCGCGGCGAAGCCGCGTATAATTTGTGATCTGTTTCTTTTCTATACTGTTTCTTTTGTAGCATCGGGTTTTCCGGCGGCGGGTTATCCATCGGCGGATTTCCCGACTGTGGTTCGATCGGTTCTAGAACGTGATTATGGGGGTTGTCACAAGGATCTTCGTAAACGTCCCAGATCATGCCGTCAAATGTTCCGTCTTCGGCATGCGACCGCGCGCGATACACATGCCCGGCGTCTTCCAGTTCCTGAATTCCCGTTCGCAAGGCGTCCTTTCCGTCCGGCGCGCGCTTTTCCAGATCCGAAACCCGGAATGTCCAGTCTTCGGGCATGGACAGCATATAGACAAGGATCCCGCGGGCTTTCCAGGACAGGGCGCGGTTTTGAATCGTTTCGTTCCAGACGGGCGTATAGCGATCGCGGTTATGTTTGCGGATTCTGGGCATGTGGTTTCCTTTCCCCTGGGGGAACAAAAAAGACCATTGTCATGGACTTGTCCCCGCGAAACAAAAGGCTTTGGGGCTGGACGAAGCCCCTTCATTGAAGGGACCCGTCCATGACAACGGTCTTT